TATAGACGTCGATTTAAAATATTACTGATATGGGACAATGAATCGACAATAGAAGAATACATGGGCACCACTTTTCTCAAAGTGGTGCCCATTTTTATGCAGGTGATGAAGCAATATGTAAAACGACAGGTCAAAGATTATAGTTTTAAATAATCATAATAACACTTCTGTAAGGAAACGTATGAATTGTATTACACGTACTTTCCTGTCAACTACATTTACCCAGGAGGTATATTGGCACGAAAAACAAAGATAAAACAATATCATTAAGATTATCGAATAAGATGTATACCAAAATAGAATCTAATAGTAATAAGTTAAATATGTCTAACAGTAACTATCTAAGATTATTAATCAGCAATGCGCTACCAGCAGAAGTTAATTACAGACAGAGTATTGCACCCATTATGTGCAGAATTCAGATCCGTCTTGCGGAGCTGGGCTTAGAAGATGATGAAATTACAAAGGAGGTAAATCAGTTATGTCGAATGTTATAATTACGAGAAATACATATCCGGACGATCGGGCGCTGCATTATGTGATCCACTATGCGCTGGATAAAGCAGTAGCAGTTGGCGGCTATAGTGTAAGTACAAACGCGGAAGCAGCATATATGCAGATGCAGTTTGTGAAACGAGCGTTCTATCAGAGTGATACACTTCAGCTGAAGCACTTTATGATTAGTCTTAACCATACAGAGGCAGCTTATATTGACGAGGATGAGCTGCTGCACCTGGGTTTTCTGACAGGACAATTGTTTCGGGAGTACCAGATGGTTTATGGTATTCATATGGATGGCAGTTATGAGCATCTGCATATTGTCATGAACACCACCAGCTTTTTGGATGGGCATCAATATAGTGATGGCAATGCCATGTTCAAAAGACTTTGCGGATTGCTGAAGCAGATTTATCCCAGGTTTAGAGTGAATTTATGCCGTACCAGAGGATACACCAAAGAGAATCCTTTCTGTGATGCTGACAGATACCAGTATGAAGTGCTGAATTGATTATGCTGTCACACACAGCCCTGTTTTGGATTGTCTGGGACAGCCTGTTTTTATATTTTGCGTTTTAAGGTTATGAGCACATGATCCATACTGATTTATGTGTTTTAAACGCAAAATCTGGGGATTTTCGAAAAACTCCTAAAATATGAATTAGCCTTTGGTGTGTGGAGAATAGTTTTGGAAGGAGTATCCAAAGCGATGTGAGTTTGTATCACCCTAAAAACAGCATGATAAGGAATGATCGTATTCCATAATACCAGGCTAAAACAAAGTTACACAATATTATCTTTTATCGAGATATTAAAAAAATACCGTATTTGACTAGGAAAATGCGGTTTTGTCATATTGAATTGTAAAGATGTAATACAAAACCAACCTTGTAGTAAACAGAAATCTTTAACCGGAATGAACACATATTATCCCTATGAAGATTCTGTTATACTACAAGGATGGTGAATGACTATGGCAAAATCAAGAGCCAACAACGAAGGCAATATCAAGATGCGGTCCGATGGCCGCTATGAGGTCCGTGTAACCGTGGACTATGACAAAATGACCGGAAAGCCCAAGAGGGTTTCCAAGTATGCAAAGACAAAAGAAGAAGCAGTACGCCTGCTGAATCAGATGAGCTTTATGAACGATACCAGTCCCAATAACTTTACGCGTGTTACTTTGGGAGATTGGCTGGATCTGTGTCTGGATGTGTATATGAAGCATACGCTGAAGCAGTCTACATATCTCAGCTATGAAAGTTATATTCGGGTTCATCTGAAACCGGCTTTGGGAGATATTGTTTTGCAGGAACTGACTCCCAGAACACTGCAGCTTTTCTATAATTACAAGGCTGAGGTGGAGGGTTTATCTGCAAAAACAATTGTGAATATCAATCTGTTCCTGCACAGGGCGCTAAAGTTTGCAGAGGCGGAGGGTTACATTAACAGCAATCCTGCCTCCTCTGTGAACCTGCCCAGTGGAGCTCGGCCTCAGATCGTGATTCTGACCAGAGATGAGCAGATGCGGCTGATCCAGGGAAGCTACCAGCATCGTTACGGTGTTTTTATTCGGCTGGTGCTGTTTACCGGTATTCGAGTTGGGGAGCTGCTGGGCCTGCGTTGGGAGGACGTAGATGTACAGGGCCGGCGAATCTACATTCGCCGTACACTGAATCGGCTGAATAAGACCAACAAACCCAAGAATGCGGGAGAGGCTACAACGGAGATCGTGATCCAGACACCCAAGTCTCAGAATTCTGTCCGCTCCATTCCGCTGCTGCCGCAGGTTTTGCAGGATCTGCAGGGCTGGCAGCGTGTTCAGCAGCAGGATAAACTGGCAGCGGGGGATGCTTACTGTGAAAGCGGTTTCATTGTGACAAATCCCATGGGCGGATATATGGAGCCCCGCACCTTTAAGGATCAATACAATCAGATTCTGCGTGTGTGCGGCCTTCGGCACTTTACATTCCATGCCCTGCGTCATACATTTGCGAGCAGAGCTATGGAGCAGGGCATGGATGTCAAGACCCTGAGCGTCATTCTGGGCCATGCATCCGTGGCATTTACACTGGATACCTATGCTCATGTGCTGGATGATCACAAGCAGGCTGGCATGGCACTGATGGAAGAACTGTTCAACATTCCGGAGCCCGTAAGCGTGGATACCACGTATCCTGTACTGGTGACCAATCTTTCTGACGGTACTGCAGAGCTTACAATGCCGGACTTTCCGGAAATCAACTGCAATACGTCCAACCTGATGCAGGGCCTGTCTGAACTGCGGGAGAGTTTGCAGGAGGAACTGGGAACTTGCATCTATCCTCCGATTCCGACACCTGTGGCGAATATCCCCTGTGAGATTGGACAGTTTGTGCTGCAGCTGGCTTTGAGTTAATAATGTATGAGGGCAATTGGTGAACGTCGATTGCCCGTATATTATTTTGGGTTGATGTATTGTCACTATTAATTTTTTAAGGTATAATCAAAAAAGATATAACTCCTAAAAAATAGTGGGGAGGAAATTAACTATGTCAATCCATATCATTCGTGCCAATCTGGCTGATTTGCCATTCTATGTAGATTTTATCGTTAATACTGCCAATCCGGAACCGAAAATTGGAAATGGTTTGGATAAGGCTATTTTTAATAAAGCGGGACTGGCGATGTGGGAGGAACGTAAAAAAATTGGCACGATTACGTCTGGCGACATTGCAATTACTGATGCATTTGGATTGAATGCAAAAAAAGTAATCCATGTGGTTTCAGTTGCATGGACGGATGGTTTTCATGATGAATATGCTTGCGTGCAGAAGTGCTATCATAAATCATTGGCTGCTGCAGTAGACTATATGCAAAATCATAATTTGCTTTCTGTGTCTATAGCAATGCCATTGCTTGGCACGGGAATTTACCAGATTCCAATCGAGGTTTCTTTGACAATGGCGATTTCTGAGGGCATGCAGTTTGCACTGAATAACAACATGGAAATCTATATTACTGTATTTGATGAAGCCACTGTTTCTGCTGTACGGAAAGTTTTTGCAGTAGAAGAATACTTAACATATGAAGAATCGCGTAAAATTTTAGAGTATGAATACACACGACATCAATCGTATGAGCCACCGGAACGTATTCATGAATCTATTCTACAATCTGATTATTTTCATGTGAATATGCAACCTAAGAGCTTCGTTGATCTTTTAAGATATTATATGAATAATAGAAATTTGGATGCCCCTCAAATATATAAATTCATTAATCTGTCTCGTCAGAGCTTTTCCGATATTTTTTCTGGGAAGAAAACACCTAAAAAAGAGACGGTAATTTTAATTGCCATACAATTGAAACTCTCTTTTGCAGAAATGGAGGAGTTTTTGGAAAAAGCGGGATATGCTTTGTCAGATGACAAGCAAGAGGACAGATTAATAAAAGAGTTTTTCTCAACTGAGGGGTATGATGTAATCCGATATAATGATATGCGTGTCGCAAATGGCTTAGGCGAAATTTAAATTGATTGTGTAAACACACCTGCACCTATGATTTGGTGCAGGTGTGTTTTTTTGTCAGCTATCGGCGGACACGGGAAACTGCCAAATTGATATACTAAGGCTATCTTCAGGGGAAGGAAGGCTGTTTTCTGATGAATATAGAATTACAAAGGAAAGATATCTGATTGTTGACAGAGTTTTGGAACTTTTTATTGAACAGGTAAATGTCAGTTATTGGCTGACGCAAAATTTGTCTGGAGTGATAAATTATAGCTATCTTTGAAGAGACGAGCGAAAGATATGTCCAATGAAAATAGGGTGATGAAGACCTGTAATAGGATTGTCAATAGAACTACATTTTTTGAGGGTAAAAAACGAAATGTCAGTTGCCAGCTGACGCGAAGCTGATCTGAAATGATAAATTGTAGCCAGTTTAAAGAAGGGAGTGGAATACATGTCTAGTAAAAAGAAAATCGTGTCCAGATACAATATAACAGTCAATAGACTTATAGAAAATAATTGCATGAAAAACGAAAATGTCAGCTATCAGCTGACGCAACTTTTGCCCGAATTGATAAACTAAAGCCATCTTCAAAGAAAGGAGTAGAAAACATGACCTACAAAAAAGTATATTGTCATTCGATTCCACCAAGTGCTCCGGGGAGTTACAGAATACGGGATGCGAATGGAGATATTCTGTATTGGGGAGACAGCGCTAATTTATATGATACATGGTGTGAAAAAGTGCGGTGTGGATTATACCTGCGGAAATATGTGTTTGAATTTTCTGTTGAGGATTATTCAGTTGATACTTGATCAACATTAACAGCAATATGTTACATGTCAGATTTTTTAAAAAATAAGGAGAAATTTATAATGACTAGTGGTAAGATTTTCGATAACATTGATTTTACTGATTTGATTATTCAGAATGAAGAGTCTACTGACAATATCTTTATGCAGCATCAGCCAGAGCAGGGGTTTTCTGCCCCTGTAAATGCAATGGTTCCAACTACAGGGCAGGTTGGTACAGGTATTATGAGTGTACAGAATATGGCCATTCCTCCTGTTGACAGTGTAGTTGATTTAGGTAATGATACTGTGAATAGGAAGTATAGTGCAGTAGAGAATGCATTTTCTTCTTGTCCTGTACAGATGAATGAGAAAGAAAATGTAATTGTAATGCCGGGAGCTACATCTAATCATGGGGCCCAGGCGAATGCAATTCTGTCGCAGAGAAATATGGTGCAATTTAATGGAAACAACGAAAGAAGTGTTACCATGAATAATTCTGTGGCACCCTGTAGAAAATCGTTCAACCCGTATGCAGATTATTTGAACGCATCTCAGCAGTCTGCTGCAGGATCCTCCAATTATGCAATGGAAGCAAATATGCAAGGAACCATTATGCCAATTCCGAATTCCATGCCTAATCCCAATCAATTTGTGCCTTCCTTGCAGGCACCTAATATGCCCGGAATGTTTCCTGTTGTATTCCCTGGTTTTTCTTCTGGTTCGGGTAGGGGATCGGGTAAAAAGAAAGGAATCAAAGTAACTGCTTATGACATCATGACAGATTTCATTTTAAAAGTTCCTGTATTTACACATAAGCAGGAGGTGTACATCTATGACGATGTAAGCGGAAGCTATAATAAGACTCCTCAGTGTGAAGTTGAACAGATGATCATGGAGATGTACCGCCCGATTATTAGGGAAAGTGGAAGTGGTTCCGTGATTGAAAAGGTGTATAAATTACTCCTGAAAGAGCCTCAAATTGTTAGAAATGAGGTTCCTCTTTCTGACCCAAATAAGGTTTCCTTTGCAAATTGTACGATCGATCTGAATAATAGAACGTTAATGGAACATTCACCTGCTAATGTAGTTACGCATGCAGTGAATTGTAATTTGGCACGATACAATAATCAGAACGAAAATTCTCCTGTATTTGATAAGTTCTTGCACGATATTACAGGAGGAGACACTACATTGCAGGAACGCATTTGGCAGGTTTTTGGGTATTGCTTGACTTCTGATAGAAATGCAAAGGCATATTTCCTGTTTCAAGGTGTTCCGGACTCCGGTAAAAGTATTTTGTGTAACTTATTGGGTGATTTCTATCCGGAGGATAAGGTTTCAGGACTTAATGTACATGCATTGAAGGGAGAATTTGCAATGGGAAATCTCGATTCTGTAGCACTGTGTCTGTCTCCCGACCTGCCTCCTGAGCCCCTGGACACGAAGTCTACCAGTTGTGTTAAGCAGGCAACCGGTAATGATAAGATTTCTGCTGCGGTAAAGCATAAAGGAAACAAGCAGTTCCGTTTCGAAGGTAAATTTATTCTTACCACGAATTATCCTCTGGTAACGGAGGAACCTGATGATGCCTTTATGAGACGTGCGGTGGTCATTCCGTTTTTCTATACGGTTCCTCAAGAAGCAAAGGACGAAGATTTGCTGGATCGTTTAAAGGAAGAGAAGCCTGCTATTGCGTCTAAAGCTTTGGATGCTTATTTCAGACTGCGGGATAATCACTATCATTTTGCAGGAGACTATGCAGTGAATTCGTCTCTTTTGTATCCCGACGATCTTCTGGGAGGCTCTGAGATTACACCTCTGGTGTACAATTTTTTAATGAGTTATTTTGAGAGAGATCCTGGCGGTCAAGTAGCGATTGGAAATGCCTACGAAATATTTTCTAACGATATTTCCAACCATTTTACAGAGAAGATGTTTTCTGCATCTTTCCAGCGAATGGCTGAGGAAATCTATGGGGCCAATAAAATCCGTTCTTATCACGATGGAAAATATAAAAATGCGCGCAGTACCATTGAAGGTATCCGCTTTAAGCATATGAAATAAAAGAATGCAAACAAGGCATCTTCCATATTTGGAAGATGCCTGTTTGGATAGAGCATTTTTACAACTACTAATACCGTAGGGATTTTCAAAAACCGATGTAAAGGATAATTTTGAAAATCTTAGATATAGTGAGTTATTACAATGGGTAGGTCTACAGTGATTTTTATTGTATCCTTTTTGATGGGAATATCCAATTGAAAATGATTTTTGCTTTACCCATTGTGCTCTATCTACCTCATAATGATAATGTGAAGGTGAAATATATTAGTATATATTGATATGTTATGATATTAATTATATATTTTGTAAAAATGAACATTATCGAGCATTCAATTCTACCCAAACGATTTTTTGATTTGCCTTCAGGTTAGACTGGATAAAACAAATAGTATCAAGGGATAATTATCAAGATGTGTGGGAGTGAACTGTGTTACAATCAGAGGATACTGTGAATCAGGTAGTTTGCGGTGGGCCTGTTGAGTATATTCGTTTGAAAGAATACCTGCAGGATTGCAGATGCCTGTTTCCTGACGGATGGCATAATCATAAGTAACCTCCAGAAGGTGGTTCGTGCCGGCTATAATACACAAAGGAGCCATAGGCTGTTCGAGAAGCTTTCTATACTTTGGTTCAGGAGCATATTCGATACTTGTATGAGAAGCTTTATACATTAGAACAGGGGCAGCCGTGAACCATATTGTGGCTCACGGCTAGATTTGTTAATTCAAGGAAGCAGATTCAGCGTGAAATGTACTTTTGATTGCTGTGATATACTATTTCGATTCATGTATCCAGCTTCATCATGAAGACTCTCTCCCCAGGCATTAGAGGATGATCTTTGAGAGAGGGGTCGGCATCGAACCGTGGTTTTACTTCCAACTCGTCGATTAGAAAACACCGTACCAGGTTAATTCCGTCGATCATGTCGGATCCAAGATAATGGATATTGTGAAAGAAGGGAGCATAAACATCGTAATGGGGAATTTTTTTACAGCAGTCGTCTAGCTCTTCTGGATGCATCTGTCTTGCGATAATCGGAAATTGCTTGTAAGGAAGCTCACGGTGAGTTTTTTCGACGTATTCTCTGGAGAGATCTGCTGCGGGATTGTCTTTGAGCAGGCCACGATGTAAGACGGAGTCTAAAGCAACCTCCAGAAGTCTGTTCATACCGGCAATCAGTTTCATAGGTACCTTAAACCATTCATAAATATATTTGTAACAGCCTTTGAGTTTTTCGACGCTGAGATCCTTCAGTTCCACATTTCCGATAATGGGCATCAAATATCGGATTACATCGTCAGTGAATGCATCGTAGGACGGTCCGGTGATATGGCATTGTCGGTGGTGTGTGACGTAGTCAGTGAAGAAGGTGTTCAACGGCATCAGAGCGAATTCTTGAGGGGTTACGTTGGTCACATTGGGGTTCTTTTGCTGTTTGGAGTTTTCGTTCATTTTGGACATAGTAGGTCCTCCTTTTATTTTTAAGAAGTGAAAACAGCTTCTCTTTATTACATTGTTCACGGGAGAGTAAAAAGCGACTAAATCGTGGGAAATGTGTTTTAATAAAGAACTGAAATTGATGCAAATATTATTGCAATAATCTGAGACGCAATTTGCAGCATGAGCACATATACTCAATTACCTTGTACTTATCAGACATATTAAGCGAGAAGAGACACCTATGTCAAAATAGCACGATATCAATTGTATATTATCTTCATAGAAACAACCGCATGGAGCTGTTATGCCCCATGCGGAATTTTTATTTTATGGAGGTAATTCCCTTGAAAGAAATGAGATCCTGCAGTGTCTGCGGCAGCCTGCATCCGGTGGAGGACTTGACGGAATTTGATGACAGCTATCTTTGCTCTTCCTGTCTGCACACAGAAACCATTTGTTGTCAGCGGTGTGGTGAGCGTCTCTGGGCAGACAGTAACGCTGGTGATGATGCTACCCATCTTTGTCAGCGCTGCTATGACCGCTATTACACTTCCTGCGAAGACTGTGGCCGTGTCATTTTGACCGATGATGCTTATTACGTGGATGATGACAGTTACGAAGCCAGATGCTATTCCTGCCATTGCCGCTACGATGACAGCCAAGTAATCCATGACTATTATTACAAACCGGAACCTGACTTCCTGGGTCAGGGCAGCCGTTGGTTTGGTGTTGAACTGGAAATTGATGATGCGGGAGAACGCAACAGCAATGCTGCGAAGATTGTGAGTGTAGCTAACCAAGGAGGCGAACACATCTACTGCAAGCATGACGGTTCTCTCAGTGACGGATTTGAAATTGTTACTCATCCCATGACCATCGACTACCATATGAACAACATGCCCTGGTCTGCAGTTCTGAATCAGGCAAAGGAAATGGGTTATCTCAGCCACCAGGCCGGAACCTGTGGCCTGCACATCCACATCAACCGCAGTGCTTTCGGAAAAACTGAAGCTGAACAGGATGAAGTAATCGCCAGAATCTTATATTTCTTTGAGAAAAACTGGGAGGAACTGCTGAAATTCAGCCGCCGTACCCATAAGCAGCTGAAACAGTGGGCAGCCAGATATGGTTTAAAGGAGCACCCTAAGGACATTCTGAAGTGTGCTAAGGGTGATCGGGAACGGTATACCTGCATAAACCTCACTAACTACCATACCATTGAATTCAGAATTTTCCGAGGTACATTGAAACTGAATACGCTTTTAGCCACGCTGCAGCTCATTGACAGGATCTGCGACGTGGCTCTTTATCTTTCTGACGAGGAAATCAAGGATATGTCCTGGTCCACTTTCGTAGCCGGCTGTACGCAGCCCGAGCTTGTTCAGTATTTGAAGGAGCGCAGACTGTACGTAAATGATCCAGTTGTTGCCGAAGCGGAGGTGTAAGTATGTGCTGCCTGTTTGGTTTTCATGATTATGGTCACAAGCTCTCCCGAAAGCAGAGGCACCGGTTGCTGACAATTTTGTCGGCCTCCTGTGAAGAACGCGGCACGGATGCCACTGGTATTTCCTACAATTTTGAGGGAAAGCAGTATATCTATAAGCGCCCTCTGCCTGCCCATCTGATGTGGTATCGTGTGCCTCTAAGCGCAACTGCGGTTATGGGTCACACCCGAATGACCACCCAGGGTTCTGCACTGAAAAATGAGAACAACCATCCCTTCCACGGCTGGGCTGGCAATACACGCTTTGCTCTGGCCCACAACGGCATCATTTACAATGACGAACGGCTCCAGAAGAAACTGAATCTGCCCAAGAGTAGAATCGAGACAGACAGCTATGTGGCGGTACAGTTGCTGGAGCGATTCGATTCCATAGACTTCCGCGGATTACAGTTTATGGCAGAACAACTGGAAGGATCCTTCACTATTACGGCTCTGACCGAAAGGGACGAGCTGTATTTTGTGAAAGGAAACAACCCCATGTGTATTTATCACTACCCTGACGCGGGCATCTATGTATATGCCAGTACGGAGGAAATTCTGAAAAAGGCCATGCTGAAAGCATTGCTGCCTTTAGGAAAAGCAGAAAAGGTACATATGGTCAGCGGAGAAATGCTTCGGATCGATGCCAGAGGCAAAATCACCCGCAGCCAGTTTGATGACAGCAACATCTATCCCGGCTTTTCCACTGATTGGCATTACTGGGCCAACTACGATCCGGTGAGACGGCCATATGCAGATGATTCCAGCTATCTGGATGATTTGAAAGCAATTGCGGTCTTCTATGGCCTGTATCCAGAAGATATTGATGCTCTGCTTGAGGATGGCATGGATCCGATGGAGATTGAAGAGATGCTGTATTGTGGATAGAACTGTACCAATAGGGTAAACCCATGTGAGAGGCCCCAAAAGTCTATCACATGGGTCGATTTTTGCGTTATGGGATATACCGTTCCGCTAGGGTACTTGTGAAAGTGGTATATATCCCATAATAGAAAACCAATTTATACAGAACGGTTTGAAAGCCATTTTGACCGTACCGTATGAGTTTACTCTAAAAGAACGGTGGAGGTGGATTTTTACGAAAGTAGGCTACGTAAGAGTCAGCAGTTTGACCCAGAATACGGCCAGACAGGAAGTGCTGATGCAGGAGCTGGGCGTAGAGCGAGTCTTTATTGATAGGCAGAGTGGTAAGGATACCAGCCGGCCGGAACTGAAAAGGATGATGGATTTCGTCAGAGAAGGCGATGTGGTGATCGTGGAGAGTATTTCTCGGTTTGCCAGAAATACAAGAGACCTGCTGGAGCTGGTTGAACAGCTGACGGAGAAGAAAGTGGAGTTCATCAGCAAGAAGGAGGCCCTGGACACCTCCACCCCCAGCGGCAGATTTGTACTCACGATTTTCGGAGCTGTGGCACAGCTAGAGCGGGAGTACTTACTCCAGCGCCAGAAAGAAGGGATTGCCATTGCAAAACAGGAGGGGAAGTACAAAGGCCGTAAGCCTGTAGAACGTCCGGAACTGGGCGTTGTAATTGCATCCTGGCAGAACGGAGAGATTACCGCTGTTGAAGCTATGCGCCGATTGAAGATATCCAAAACAACCTTCTACCGAATCGTTCGGCAGAAAAAACTATAGGAAGGAAGTGAAAAGTATGACGGAACTGATGTGGTTCACCCTAGGCTTTGTGACGACCCTGGCAATCATCACCATTGCAGATACCGCTGTCCGCTGCAGCGCTGCTGCAAAATGATTACAGCACTCACAGCCGTATTGCTGGAAGCCTTTACCCAAGGAGCAGCACTGGCTGTGAGTGTCTACCTTTTGTGGAAGCAAAAAGATCAGGAATAGGAGAGGTCTGCGAATGGAAAAGCTAATAGAAGTATTACAGCAGTATTTCGCGCAGAATCCTCCTGCTTATGGAGATGCAGAATCTGTGTTGGATATGCTGTTTTGGCATTACACGGAGTATAATCAGATTGACAATGAGAAAATCAAAACGCAATTTGCAAAGCTGAGAGACTACTTGAGCCTCCCACCTGAGGAATATGACGAAGTGTTTTACATAGTTGGCGATCTCTGCATAGAACATAGCCGATTGGCATTTCGGGAGGGTATGCGACTGGTATTGGCGCTGCTGCAGGAGTTGAAATGCTGATGACATGAATAAAACGGAGTGTGAACTCCGTTTTATTTTTTGTATGGGGAGATATTGATTTGGAAAGGTGAACATAATGGAACTGGGAAAAGCGGAAATCGTAAGAGGTTGGAATGGAAAAATACAGAATGTATATCGCCGGGAAGTGCTGTATCAGGAAGTCTGGAATCATCCAATTACAGAAGTAGCGAAGAAATATGCGGTTTCGGATGGCACCATCCATAAGGTATGCAGGTCCATGGAAATACCAACACCACCGGTGGGATATTGGGCCAAAAAGCAGGCAGGTCAAGCGGTCACGGTTTCACCGTTACCACCGACAAGTGGCGGCACGATGAAACTTGGCCTTCGGACAAAGGATCAAACCTCGCTGCCAATAGGGAAGGGACAGTTTGTGGCCAGTGTTGGTGTGATCACTAATACAGAGGAAGCGGATGCTGCTCTTCAAAAGCAGGAAGAGGAACGACGCGCCATGGAAGAGAGGAAAAAACGCTACAATGCAGAGGTGGCGAGAACCAAAGCCCTGTTGAATCAAGCAGAGGACTATGATACTGCCTGTAAAATCCGAGCCATGGTGGCGGCAGCAGAGGAAAGGGGCAATGCCAGTGCAGAATGGATTGCCTGGGCAAAAGCAAAAGCGGATTGGTATGATCCAATAGTTGCAGTGAAGGATGCCGCTTTTGGTAGGCGGAATCATATGGAGAGTGCTGAAAGGAAGGAATTACGGGAAAAATAGAGGCAGAAAATTCTGGAGACATCACTATTACAAAAACTCCGTGCTAATAACAATTGGTTAGTAGCACGGAGTTTTTTGAGTTCAGAGTGTTATAGTTCTAATTTTATCTCGTACCGTAGTGACTTTGATAAATCTGTCAAAATGAATAATTCTTGTTTGTTTTCTTTGCTCCACCCTTTTTGAGGTGCTAGACGATTAAAATATATTACTCCGTGTCCATGTGTTCCACTTAGGTATTCTTCGTGAATTTCGGGAGGGGGTGCTTTGCCAATACAACCTTCGATATGATAATCGATTGCTCTCAGTTTTTCGGGTCGGAAGATATAGTGACTTTTGTAGTCCATTAAAATATCTTGGGCATCTGCAATAACGGATCTATAATCACCTTCATATAAAAGATATGCCAATTCTACAACTGCAGGAGGTTCGAATCCTTCCAATTGTAATGTGGCAGGGTAATTAAACGATATGGTTATTTGGAAGAGTTTTGTGTCGAAATCCCTGGATATAGTCAATGCGATGAATCGTTTGTCCTTATTTTCTTTGTCAAAAGTCATACCCTTGGCTTTATTATATGCCTCAGCGAGGAAGTAGAGGTTATCAATACAACAGTTGTGACTTTCGTTATCCATATGGTCAATAACAAAGCCTTTTTCCTTCATTTCATTGCAGATCTCTTCTCCGTACCACTTTTTCATCACATACGAGTGCAATGTCCCCAATCTAGCATTATGTGGATAACGATTCTTTTGTAATCCCCAGGTTGCGCTTTTTATTTCATCGACGTAATCGTCACGTATCGTTGCCTGAGCAATAAAATTCCACTCTGGACGGGATATATAGATGGTGTTGTCAATAACGGAAAACTTATTTTTGCTCATGTTTTTCTCCTGTCTTTACCTGCGTTATTATAGTTTGTCAATAATTGCCTGAAGATTATCCACAAACCAATCGCACTGGAGTTTTTGCACACAGTCCAGTTGGTGTGTATTAATTCCTGCCTTAATACCATCACGTAACTGTATAAGCGCGTCCCTATCTGCGGATAAAAACTGACCTATATTAACAGAACGATATGTGCTGCCAAATGCATATCGAATTTCGTCCATTTGATCCGGTGCACATGTCAGGAACATTTCAACCATCCGAGAGATATCTAGTAATGCTGCCAGTTTTCCGGTTTCAAAATGATCCTTACTGTTTTCAAACTGCTGCCTAAATGTTGTTGCCTCATCTGGTGTATAATTGAAATTGGGAAGAAATTTATCTCCATCCAAGGCTTTTTCCATTTGATCCCTGAGTACATTGTATTCGTCTTGGAGAGATGTGTCATTACTGTGCAGTGAAATTCTGAACAGTAGGCTGGTATCTATTTCATCTCCCCTTCCGCGAAGATTTTCTACCAATAAAGATTTTGCAACGGAAATATCGATTCCATAATAATGCTTTATGTACAACAGATGAACAGCCAGTGGACCATAGTCAAAGAAAGAAATATCCGAAGGATCGGCAAGCCTTTTCTGAATAGACTCAACAGCGGATCGCAGTTGAGATTCAGAAACACAATAGTAATTCCCAATGGTGATAAGATCTGGATCATCTGCTGTTTTGGTCTTATCGTAAAGTCGCAGTGTTTCGAGAGCTTTTTCTGCAACCGGTATCTTATCGCGTTTTACTACATGATGATGCAGATAATCATAGCAGAAGCGGAACAGTGGATATTTCTCAGAACTTAACTCAAGGGAGAATACATCTGCTCCAGTCCAAACCATCTTCATGCCGGCTTTGATGCGCATAGAAAAATGAATGATTCCATAGAAGATGCAGGTCAGGAAATCTTCATTGTAGGTACCTTCCAGGGCCTGATAAATATCCACCGTTTTTTGGCACGCATAAATGAAGGATCTCAGATTATAGTTCTTTTGATCTCCCATAATCTGAAAGATCTCTTTCGCGTGACTATCATCCGCAAAATAATGGAGCTTTTCATCCCCAAAGGAGTCAATGATTTGCTTAATCGCAGCAATATAATCGCCACAATAAACAATGGTATCGCTGATTGTTTTTTCCTTTGTTTTTAGGTATTCCAATGTTTCCAGAGTATATACTTTATCCTTTTTCTTTGGTTTTTCATCAATAATATCCAAAGACTCCTCGTTGCTGGTTTCAGTTGTTTCGGGTTCGTAACTCAGGATTTCCTCTTCATTTGCAACCAACAGTACCTTCACACCGTCCTGTTCTACCAGATTATTCACATAACCCATCAGTTCCATCAAGTTAATTTGGGTACGTTCAATATCTTCCAAAATAATTAATTTGCCGGAAAGATTAATTGACTGATACAGTTGCTGCCATGCACTGTCGGAGGTACCCAATTCAATCCCAAGGTGACTGGAAACGCCCTTGATTATGGTTGTAGCGATAAGTGTTCCAGCGTTACCTATTTCTGTTTTTGGCTTTAGTACATTTATCCGAGTTTCTAAATAAATGCTTTTGCTGATATCATTTACACAGGACAAACCATACAGTGAAATGAGAATACAATCATGGTTTCCTTGTTCTTTAAGAAACGGAATTAGTTCATTTTTAATGTAATGGCTTTTACCAGTTCCCCATTCACCAGTGAGCATAATTGCGCTTTTGGTTTTATCCATCTCAACATAGTGCTTCAGATATCTACTTAGTTCCAGATTTGTCATGGTCATGTCCCCCATGGTTAATTTGTAAGCATAATTATACCACAACAAGATTCTAAAAACAACACAAAGACAACAAATTAAATGAGACAAAACAACAAATAAAATAACTGAATTTAAAATATATTGTTGCTTTCTTTGCTTACAGTGGATATAATATACCTAGAAAGGCAAGGAGGTATTGGTTATGGATAAGTGGATTACGGTAAGCGATGCTGCTGAATTTTGGGGTGTTCCAAAGCAGCAGGTAACTCGATATTGCAGAGATGGCCGGATTGAAGGTGCTAAAAAGGATGGCCATGCATGGTTGATTCCAGCTGATACACAGAAGCCGGAAAAATTACGTAAGGGCAGGAAGATGAAGATACCAGTTAGTACAACTACAAAACGTCCATTGCCTATTGGCGTCTCTGATTTTCGTGTTGCCTGCGACCAGTATTACTACATAGATAAAACCATGCTGATCAAGGACTTCATTGATGAGCGCCCCATTGTTTCTCTGTTTACTCGGCCTCGGCGATTTGGTAAAACTCTGACCATGGATATGCTGCGAACCTTCTTTGAACTGTCCGAGGAGGATACTTCCCGGTATTTCACAGATAAGAAGATCTGGGCTTGTGGTGAGGCTTACAGAAGCTATCAGGGCAAGTATCCAGTGATCTTTCTGACTTTCAAGGATGTCAAATGTGAGACCTGGGAAGAAACCTATGATCTCATGACCAAGCTGATTCGCCAGGAATTCAAGCGGCATTCTGAGCTTGCCACCAGTGATGCAATCACTAATCTGGACTACTATCAGAAGATCGTTAGCGAGCAGGCCGCAGAAAACGACTACATGCTGTCTCTCATGTATCTGTCTCAGATGCTGGATGAGCACTACGGTATTGCTCCCATTATCATCATTGATGAATACGATACTCCCATTCAACAGGGACATGCCTGCGATTTCTATGACAAGATTATCCTGTTCATGCGGAATTTGTTCTCTGGTGGATTGAAGGACAATAAGCACCTGTCCTATGGCTTCCTGACCGGTATTCTCCGTGTTGCAAAGGAAAGCATTTTCAGCGGTCTGAACAACCTGTGCGTCAATTCCATTCTGGACAACAAATACAGTCAGTATTTCGGCTTCACTTCTGAAGAAATCAAGGAGATGGCTGCCTATTATGGTGCACCGGAAAAGTACGAGGAAATCTGCACTTGGTATGATGGATATCGTTTTGGCAAAACAGAGATTTTTAATCCCTGGTCTGTTATCAACTATTTCTATCGGGATTGCGAACCAAGAGCCTACTGGATCTCCACTGGCAGCAACGAAATTATTGGTGAGATTCTGGCGGAGGCAGACGAAGATGTTTATGAGCGTCTGAATATGCTGCTGCAGGGCGAGTCTTTTACAACGTTGATCGATACCAGCGTCATTTATCCCCAGATTAAGAAAAACCCCTCTTCCATCTACAGTTTCCTTCTGGTTGCCGGTTATCTGAGGGTGTTGAATACTGCACCTTCCTTCAGTGGTGATTTCATGTGCGAGGTGGCTTTACCCAACAGAGAAATTGCGTATGTTTATAATAAGGAAATTCTGGAGAAACTGGACAGCATTGTGCCCCAGTCCATTGCTATCGCAATTCAGGAGGCCATCTATACCAACAATGCTGCTGCACTGAGAAAGCAGCTTCGCAAGCTCCTGCTGGAGTCTGTCAGCTGTTATGACATTGCCGGTGAGAACTTCTATCATGGTCTTGTACTGGGTCTCTGCGCCATCACAAACAACCGGTATTACATCACCTCCAACAGGGAATCCGGTGAAGGCAGATATGATATTCAGTTGATGCCAAAGGACGTTACCAAGCCTGGTATCCTTATCGAGCTGAAAGCTGCAAAGGATTGCTCCGGTGAGAATCTGAAAGCTTTGGCACAGACTGCACTGCAGCAGATCAATGAGAAGAAATACGATACTGATATGATGATTAAGGGTATACAAGTTATCTTTAAATATGGTGTTGCGTTTAGCGGGAAAAACGTTGAAGTGGTGACAGTATAATCAAGGACGATATTGTCTTTTGGAGCTACGATCATTGGAGATGAATCCTAAATTGAAGTGCCAGTCCATATAGAAAAAGAGGTAGTAGCATGAAAATTACTGTGCAGGCAAAAACTATAGCGGCATGCAACGATTTCCTTACATTGATTTATCAAGATAATGAATACAGCTTGGATGAATTTTCTAATGCATTTAAAGAAAAGGAATTTGACCTAGATCAGTTGCTTCCACAATGTATTATAAAATATCGTGGCGAAAAAATGAGCTACAGTGAATATGTTGCTAAGCAACGTGCGATTAGTACACGGTTGCAATTCTTTACTCGGTACCACGATGAAGTACTTCCGCAGGAACTCGGTCTTGCGATTGCAGATAAAGAATATTATCAAGCAGCCAAATTTTTAGAAAAAGCAGAAACCTGTTTGCAGACAGCACGTTATTATTTTTACCAAAGTACAGATATATTAGATTACGACTGCTGCATCAATTGGAAAGCAGGTTATCAGGCAATCTATGATATACGGTCAATGAATTTTCAGACCGCAATTATATGGTATAATAATTGCTTTGATTATATTGTCCAAGTTGCTTTTTTAGCTTTTGGTTTATACAAGGGGATTAGGCGCTATAATGAAGGACTGTCATTTGAAGAAATACTGAAAATGTGCACATATAATGCACTTAAAGTATTACATGAGAATCAGCCAACAAATGCTGGTTTAAATCGAGTTTGGGAAATTATTGAGAATTGCAGAATAGCTCGTCAAGACTTGAATGACTGGGCCAATTACTCCAAGCATAAAGGCGGTTTGGGATTTGTTGGGTTAAAACCGGAATCTCCTCTTCAGATTTATGTGGGTACATCTGAAGACGGTTACGAATCTAGGATTAGCGAGTTTGAACCGATTACGCTTGATATGGATCAAAGTCTTGAAAAAGTTATATTGGCCCATGATGCTTTGATAAAGTGTATGAGTGAGCTTATAGATATTATTGATTTTCCGGCAGCACAATACAGAATTAATGAACAGGGGCAATTTGTATTCCCTAATAAAAGCACATATTGTAAAGTAAGACTAAACGATCAGGAATGAATAAAATATATACAATAGAACAAATTAGATCTTGTGTTATGCCAATTGCAGAAAAATATGGTGCAAGCAGAATATATCTCTTTGGTTCCTATGCGAGAGGAGAAGCTACTGCTAATAGCGATATTGATCTTCGTATTGAAAAAGGAAAGCTGTGTGGTTTGATTGCACTGGCAGCATTACATGGAGATTTAGAGGAAGCCTTAGGTAAAAAAGTAGATTTGTTGACTACGGGAAGTTTGGAATATGAATTCTTGCAAAGAATAGCGAAAGAAGAAATCATGATATATCATAATGAGCAGCAGTAAAATATGGAAAAAGTTGATTTATATAAAAGTCTTAAAAAGTTGGGAAAACGCCGAAAAGTTTGACCCCAATTTGACCCCAACCCAACATAATCTGTTAACATGGGTCTAGGAAAACATAACTTTTATAGCAAATAAATGCGCCTAAAAGCGTGAAAATACGGCGTTTTAGAAACATAGCTGAAATCATCGATGCCTCATAACCCGGAGGTCGTAGGTTCGAGTCCTGCCTCCGCAACCATGTTTCCACCGTAATTTTGATAGAATTACGGTGGAACTTTTTTGCTTTCGGGAGAAAATACGCAAAAACATATCAAATTTTTAATTATAAATCGCTGCATCGAGATGTTTTTTTCTCGGCGCAGCGATTTTTTTGTTCCTCGGAAAGATTTTATTCAGTATTGTCTTTGCGTTTAACTTACTGTCATGCGTTTAACCAATAGAAATAATTATAATTTGCAACGTAACCAGCAAAACATTATTTCTTCCCTTCACGCTCGTATTCGAAGGTTGCAGGAATCTCGGTCAAACCGCATTGAAGGGCTGCATAATACCGAATGTACCCATCTTTAAGAAGGTACTTATCCTTAACCAATTCAACATATACGGGTTTGATAATTCCACCATTGCGCTGAATCGTTTCTACAGCTCGATCGATTTTGCTTTGTCTAGGAAGCGTATTATTTCGGAGTATAATTTTGCTGATTGGTATATTTTTGACTCCTGTAAACGCATTTTCCTCAAGCTGCCTCAATCGAACTGCCTGCTTTTTAAGATTATCACAGTATTTCGGTTTGCACTGCTTTTGATACAATGGTGAATCTTTATCGCAGCATTTTCCAATCTCGTTGCAAAACTGACATCGATCCTTGCTGGGTGATTCAGGGATGTTTTCCGGTTTTGTCAGACCCATTACATAGACAAAGTGATTATCAATACTTTTGATCTTAGATGATGTAACGTTTTTATCAATGTATTCCATTTGACAAAGCGTACATTGCTTACGTTGTTTCCCTAATTCCAGCAACTTGCTACCACAGACAAAACAGATATTTATGCATTGGACAGAAATATACCTTCTGCCATCGGAAGAAGATACCAATGCTTCCATCTTGGGTTTCAGTGTTTCGACATACTTGTGCCGATTTTCAGTATCAATTTCCGTCTGCGTTCGATTATCGCGTTGAATTTTTTTAGAAGTTTTTTCATCTTCGGCATAAAACTTACAATGGCTGGAGCCGCCGCATCTGAGCATATAACATCCCGACCGAGGCTCTGTGCAGAAAGATGAATCATAATGAATGCACCATTTATTGAGACGACGATGGTCACTTTCTTTCATTTTGGGAGAACCCAAATGCCATGGTGTATCAGGTAACTGTTTTGGCATAATAAAACCACATCCAATCATCTGTGATTCAAAGTAATCCACCGCATGTTTTCTGGTGGCTGTGGCGCACTTAATGTGGTATGCAATTCAATCGCTATTATGATGCCACTTATGGACCCAGCTTCACTTGCTATCTGGACCATATCACCGACTTTGACGTTATTGGAGGCTGACAGATAGTACTCGTTGGCTCCATTGTCCAGCCTTGAAACCCTACAGAAAATGTACTGTCGATTGTCATTTTTATCGGCAACCGATGCTGACGGAGATGTGGCCGTTACTTCCGCGTGTTCACCTTTAGCTGCTTTTAGAGCCTCATTATATGCTACCCGCGTTTCATAGTCATGTGGAGACACACCATATGCACTTCCATCCTCACAATTAAGTCTCCACGCATATCGGTTATCATTGACCTTTGCTTCACGGATTTGGCGAAATACTGGATCTTCTGGAATGTGGGGGCGGGTTGGAGCATCATCGGCATCGATATCAAATGATCCCATTGCACCCAGAAATGCTCCGGTTCGAAGAAGATCTTCAGTGCGCTTCATGCGGCCAGATGCAATTCCCACAGCGGATACAGTATAAGGATTGATTTTTCCTTTATCTCTGTAGTGGTATTTTTGTTCCATCCGGCTGGCCACAGCTCCCATAGCAAGTCCCCCCGCCATATCGATAAGTGTATTGAGCGGTTCTGGACACTTTGTACTTTTTCTTCTTTTGCGTTTTGCCATTTCTGCGCCCCCCCTTCTCAGGAATGTATCCAACAGACTTAGTCTACACCTAGTGCTTTGAAAATTGCATCAGCGGCAGTGCTATAGAATATCAGATTAAAGCAACCAATCAAATCTGCCGGAACCATTGCCAAATCTGCTGCAGAGGTAATAGGCAATAAGACCTTCTTTGCACCGCTGTCCAGACAAACTTGCAAGGCGTTTGCAAGCTCATCAACCTTGACAAGGGTACCACCGATGCTCATCTCACCAAGCACCACCATGGAACTCTGGACCGGCTTGGAGAGGGCGATAGATGCTAAAGCAATCAGCGTGGGCATAGCAAGTTTTCCGGTCATGCCGATCCCCTGAAGGTCCTGATAGTTGACGATATAATCTTTGGTTGTGGTACTGATGTTACCGCTGATTCTGTTGCCATTGGCTTTCAAGAAATTAAAAGCAGTGTTGCTGGATTCGCGTGCTTCTCGATCTGCGCCCAGGCCAGTTCGTTCAAATTTACCGTTGCCAGGTAACATTTGAGATTCCAGACGGAACACGCCAAGCATGCCGGATTTACCCCGGGATACGGTATATACCTGTCCAGGGTTGCACATGCCTTCGGGAATTAGTTTGCCGCCACCTTGTTCAGGGACAGTAACATAGCGTTCCTCAAAACTCTCGTTGTCAATATACGAGAAGTTAACGTCGTAAAATTCCATGCCGCCTAGTTTTTTCAGCTGTTCCTTAACGCGGCGTCGCATCTCAAGAGCAAGACACAGAATTTCTTCAACATCATCTTTTGTGAAGTCGCCATCGGGATAAATCAGTTTTAGATATCCGTCTACCATTCTGCGCACGGCAATGGTATCACGTTGGTTCAGATTCTTGCCAAGGCGGAAATAATGATCTAGGGCATCACCATACTGCTCCTTCCGCAATTCACGAATAAACTCAGAGAGGTAATCAGTGATGAATCCGTAATCATTGGTAAAATGCTCTGGTCTGAACTTGGGAATTTCCCAACCAGGGAGATAGCAGTGCATGCGATCCAGGAATGCGGTATCGGTACCCATTTCCGGTGGGAATGGATCAAACAAGCTGGAAGTCTTTAATAGTACATCCACACTCTGGTTGATATTGCCTACGAATACCATGGAAGCAGAGGCAGCTTTTTCTTCTTTACCACGGGCAAAAGATCCGGAAGCCATGTAGTCCTTCATAATCTGGACACCGTCTTTATCCTTAAAACGGATACCGGCAACCTCATCAAATGCAACGCAGTCCCAGAGACCCACTAAGCCAACGGTCTTGCGGCCCATGTTATAGAACAGGTTGGCAACAGTGGTTTGACCACCGGAAACCAGAATGCTGTTGGGAGAAATTTCTTTATAGAGATGTGATTTGCCAGTGCTACGGGGACCCAACTCGCAAAGGTTGAAGTTGTTTTCTACCAGGGGAATCATTCTGGTGATAAGCAGCCATTTCTCACGGTAGGATAGTTCATCCGGCTCCATACCGATGGATCGGAGAAGAACATCAATCCATTCATCTTTTGTAAAAGCTTTCCTGCCGGCCTTCAATTCATCAATGTCCACGTGGGGCATTTGAATGGGGGTCAACTTCCGGATTAATATGGGGTAACCATTTTTCTTATCTTCTTCGTTATACTCATACTCCAGTTGGACGATACACCAAATACCGCCACACAGGAGTCGGTCATACTGTTCCGGATACTCATCTGCAATCGGAACATCGCCTAGACCGAGATTGGAGAAAGAAGCAAAAAACCGATTCTTTCGAATATCCAGGCTGACTGTAATCATATCGATGACAGTATGGCTACCGTTGCTGCGGAGTTTGGCCAGAATTTTCTGTGACTCATCCGGGCGGACAAAGTTATCCGCCAGAATGCGCTTCACATTTTGTACGCCTTTTTCAATGATTTCGTCATCATCGGAAGAACAGTATTGCCCCAGAAGGAACTCTAAGACATAAACAGGAACATTGGCACCCTCTTTGATCTTTTTGGTAAGATCCTTACGGACGATTTTTCCATCAAAGGTTTGGCGCAGTTTGTATTTGATTATTTCTCGGGCATTATCGCCCATAATGGATTGCTCCATGGATATACCTCCAGTGCGAACGGATTAACCGAAGAAATTGAACTCGTCCAGTGCAAAGGCAATATCTATCTGGAACTCCTCACGCTGTGGTGCCTGTAAACCAGATTCGTCCGCAATAATCAGATAGTAGCTGTCTCGGTTACTGTACTTTAAGCTCTTTAGATTGAAGCTGCAGCGGAATGTCCGATCCTGGGCATTGTCGCTGGTCTTGTCTGCAATGATGCGAGCCGTATCGCTAATCTGTTTCCCGGTTGTGTCTGTAAAATATAAAAGATAGTTACATACAGACCGATTGTCACCAACGGCTTCTTTTTGGAAGAAGTTCAGTGAGAAAATCATGTTACTGATTTTCCGGGTTGCAGACAGGAGACTCACTGTTACAGGTTTGGTGTCATACTTCTCGCGGTTGCGCTGATAGGTTTTGCTTGTGCTTCGGAGGAACTGATAGTCGATGACCGGAACGACCATCTCCTGGAGGCTGATGCCGCCATGAACAAAGTTCATACCACCGCCGCTCATTTTAATGCGGACGTTCTCTCTGGGGGCAAAAGTATCCAGTCCAGATTCTTCATCCACGAAGCGGACGGGCAGCAAATAGTCAGGCTTTGCACCTTGCTGCATTATTGCATAACGACGTCCATATTCTACATCCATACCCTGGAAGCTGGTCTTGTCTACCTTGTCATCTTCAGTCAACGGACTGTAGGTATATAAGAAACCATGGTCCGCTGTAATCAGAATTCGTGTTCCACCAAAGTCATTGACGATGACGCGGATGAGGTTTTTAATCTCTGTAATGGCATCGTCACAGGCAGGAAATACCAAATTGTCTGCGGTGTGGCTGGCCTCGTCAATTTTATCGTGGTATATGTAAACAACATCCATGCCCTTGACGAGTGCCTGCCGTTCAGCACGCTTCAGCTTGATGATGTTCTTGTACTGAAGGGCTACGCTGGCACCGTGGGCAGTCTTGAGAACCTTATCCCGATAGGGCATTTCCGTGGAGGCTCCGTCGGCCAGTACGGAGACACCGCCATTTGCCTTGGTAACGACATTCAGTTTGGAGTGAGGGAGCAGTGCTGCCATGCCAAACTTGGTAATAGTGGGGAACACAGCTTGCATGCTTTCCAGAGTGACCTTGCTCTGTGTTTCTCTCCTGAGTTGTTCAGTCAGAGAAACTGCAACCTCATAACGGAGGGCATCGGAAATAATAACGTAGACACGGTTATCCCGGGTTGCCAGCTTACTGAGGTAGAAACGCTCTTGTTGGTTAATTTCAAGGATACGACCATATTGAGCCAACTCATCTGCACATACATCAGACCAGTTGCTGCCCAATTCGGAGAGGAACCAGTTGTTATACAGGCCCTCCACCTTGTCTACCACCTGTTTGAACAGATCGTCCAATGTTTCATTAGAAATAGTTAGGCTTCGCTCAAAGCACAGATGGAACTGCCGGTAGTAGGTATCCATCTTATAATAGTCTGAGGTGTAGGCCTTCCAAATCAGCTGTGGCTGGGCCAAATGGAATCCGGTTGCATGGTCATGGAAGAACTGCTGCATGTTGCCCACCTGAAGCAGACCTTCATAATAGCAGGACACAGCATCATACCATGCGAGTGTGCGACGTTTCTGGACGATGACAGCAATGGTGTCGATATTGATGATGTAGTTGCTGATATCTTTCATCATCAGTTTCAGAATACACTCATTGATGCAGGGGAAACACTCGGTATCAGCAAGATCTTCGACTGTCATCTTCATGAATCGGGTACTCAGTCGTGCCTCATATTCTACAAACCGTGCGATCTCATACAGACCATGGTTGTCCGAAGACTGGAGCCAATCAGAAACCAGATCGTAGCAATAGGATTGGTGGGGAATAGAAATGAAGCTGTCCAATCCTGCCAGGAACTCGGGCCGCATAGTGCGGGTGGAGGCAGTCAGCATGATATGAGTTGCCAGACGACCCAGGTCGGAGTCATCACCCTCAGAATAACCAGTAGCCTGTGCCACCATTACCCAGAAAGCGTTATTTGCACCGTACTTCACAAAGTCCTGGTAATAGGAATTGGTATCCAGTTCCAGGGAGTGGCTTAAAACCGCACGGATAATGTTTGCCGGTTGGACATCCTGCAGATTGCAAAGGGATGCCATCACGGCCAGATGTAATTGAGAAGCGGTGGAAATGCCTTTTGCCATGGCAGCCACGTTCTTTCGGCGCTCGATGCTGTTGAAGAACTTACGATAGCCCTTCACCATGCGGCGAACGGTGGCATTATTAGGCAGTCCCATTTCATCCATCCAGATAGAATTGAGATCTGCCCGGAATTCCTCGCTGTACAGTTCGATGTTGATGAGCCAGTTGTCCTCCGGCCTTTCGTAGCGAAGGGGCGAATACACCAAATAGTTACTGGAGGTGTCATCCGCTGCCAGGATTTTCTTTGCGGCAAAGGTGTTATTGCCAGTTAGTAAAAGCACCTTGGCATTTTCCAGAACCAGGCTTTCCACTTTGTCCTCAAATTCCCTGTCTTCGTCATACCAGAAGATGATTCGACGGGTAAAGAAATCAGGCAACGGTGCAGCAAAGCGTCGATTCAAATCGTGTATAATCTTTTGTAAATCCATACTAGGCACAACAGCACCTCAATTCCTAGATTTTTGATGCAATCCGCGAAAGAGCAGCACCTAGTTGTTTCTCAGATTCTGCTTTTTTTCGCGCCTGTTCCCACTTTTCAAGAACCATAAAAATGCATTCTTTTACAATCGGGAAATATTCAATACAATCCTCCTCCGACAGTTCATGGATTCCTTTGCTTATAATGCCATAAACCGTTGGATTGTTCACCAAAATATCAGGCAAATAGTCTTTGAGCATTTTTATACGCTCGGCCATTTTCTTAGGGACATACTCAGCCTCGGTAATAGCCGAGTCTGCAATTGCCATATCCTTTGCCTGATCAATGACTCTTTCAAGAATTCTTCGCAGATACACATACGAACCAACACCTATGCCCTGCGCATGAAGGCCAATAGCCCTTCGCATCTCACCCATATCTCCCTTTGACAACACTTTGCGATATTGCTTCAGTTCGGGAAAGGCAATATCAGCGACGGACGGATGCTGACTGATTTTTACCAATTCATTTCCATCTGTAGCAATGATGATGTCCAGTTTGTGGCATTCGTTCATGCTACAGCAGAAACTCAGGGGTAAAACACGCATATGACTTTGTATCGATGCATCATTCCAAACCCACGGTTCATTCAGTGGAGCTTGTCCAGGTGCCGGTGTTTTGGAAATTTTAACGCGAGTCTGAAACCGCACTAATTGGTCGGCCAATGTGTCTTCAACCATTCCCTTGGGTGAAGATCGCCAAACTTTTATTGTTTCCAGTGAAAATACGCGCATTTCCTGACAAGTAGTACAATATGATTCAATTCGCACTCTTCCTGCTAGAAGATTGATTAATTGCTGAATATTTTCTTGATTTACTTCAATCCTGTCATAAAGCCCTGATTTCAGCAGAAAATCTGCAAATACATTGGGCTCATCAGGAGCTACTGTTTCTTTTGCTGCTTCGAATACATTGTACATACATTTGTCTCCTTACTTGATTTTTGCAAGGACATCCTTGAAAATCTCGTAGTTTTTCTTGACACCATCATCCAGATCAATTGCAATGTACTGGTCGGCCAGGTGATGGATTTTTTCTTCGTAGCCTTGGATTTCTGCTGCCTGCTCCTGCAAGGTCTTGAGCCGTTTGCTCAACTTCACACGCTCACTGGTGGATGCGGCTGCAATGCGCTGCTCCAAATCGGCAATGGCGGTGCGGTAACGAGCCTGCTGTTCATGCACATAGTCTGTACGCATACGAGCGATGGTGTCTTCTCTGTAGCGGTGCATATACACCAGTGCCTTGAAACCGTTCTTCTTGCCGGAATCAAATAGCCAGTAAATGGGGCGCTTCTGGTAAATCTTCAGATGGTCCGCATAGAAGTCGTTGAGGAAATAGCTGCGGATCACATCACGGGGTGCGCCCTTGCCACCCAGAGCATCCGCAATAAAGCGGAGGTTCGCTTCCAGAGTGTCCTCGCCATAAACCCGCTCCACAAACTTGACGAACAGACCGACAGCATCATCCTTGAAATATTCGTCATCGCAGATAGGCAGAATATTGTCCTTATCCGCGCAGAAGGTGGTGTACTTGGATTCGTCCCACTCACCGCCAGCATAGGCCAGGCCGGGAACGTCAAGGGAGTATCGACCGAAGATACAACCAACGGCATAGGAAATGAAGCTACGGATGTCGCGGGCGAGATTTGCCTTTCGGACAGTCACATCTTTTTCCTCTACTTCAGGAGTCAGTTCATCCTGCAGACCGTAGATGTCAATGAAGATGCGGTTCAGTTCCTCCTCGTTGGCTTTGAGTTGCGCAAATCGCTCGTTGCATTCCGCATTCCACAGGTCGTAGCATTCCGCCAACAGAATCCGACCACGGTCAAAGAATGCGCCGCCCTTGGCAATCATATTGATTAGAGGATGGCATTCAAAATCCCAAGAGGTTTCAAAGGAATCCCAATCTGTCTTTGATAACCGGATATTATCTGAAACCAGTTCTGTCAAGCGTGAAATCATTTCATCAGAATCATACCCAAGTATAGGAAGTTCTTCGATTACGCCGCAAGTCATATTCATTGTTCCGCCACGAATTTCGTTAAGTCTTTTATAAATTCTCGTATTCAGCGCAGCTAAAAGAGGGTATACATTATCTCCAAACAATGTTGGAGCCGCATCATTAAATGCAAATCCGGAATCACGGAACCTAAATGAGCTGGCACCCGTACCTACTTTGCCCCAAGAAATACCTGGCTTAAATAAATACTGCGTATTCTGAGGACGAGATCTGAGCTTTCCATTTTCATCACGGAAGTTCTTTATTCTAAAGCCATCATTTTCCCAGTCCATAACATATGTGCACCCAAGATACCATTTTCTAAAACTTCCAGCCTTATCGGTGAGCACCCATCGCTTTCCTATACCTATGTCTTTCGTAGACACTTCCCAGAACTGCTTTAGGAAGACCTCGTCATTTCGCGTTCCAACACCTTCTTTTGCCGTAAAGCGAGAACCAATCAACGGATATTTGTATAACTGAAGGAGATTATCACTTACCCAATATGCGACCGGAGCGCTTGGTAATTTTGAAAAACTTGCCTGAGAAGCAATATAACGATTTTCTCCGCCAAGGAACATATCTTCTTTTCCTTGTTGTGTCACAGGATCAATCAGTCTGTGATACACACCCTTATATCGGTTAATATGACTCTTTCGCAAAACAAAGCTGGTTGTCTGTACTACTTCGCCTCCAATTTCTTCGAATGCACGTGCACCAAGGTGAATCATACTGGTAATATCCGTGTTTTGCATTTTTACACGAAGCTTATCATAACTCGTCAAAAACATCCACGAGTGCATGGTTATCATGGCTTGATAACCATTATTTCGGGTCATTGATTTACATCTCTCGATAAAAACAGCAAACAAGTCAGTTTTACTGTCAGGATAATTCTTTCTAACAAATTCATTCAGCTTTCCACTACCCGCAGAAACACCCATATAGGGAGGATTGGTAACAACCACATCATATTTTAGTGCCAATACTTCCGCCACACGAATAAAAGGCAGCAGTTCATTCTCGATTGCTAGATTGAAAATGCTGGGTTCGGAAAGTATCTCATCAAAATGCTTGTAAAGGGCTGCAAAGTCTACAGGAGTAATGTTCAGAATAGAGCCATACTCCTTGGCATCGCGCATTTCATCGATCAGGCTGTTGATTGCCTTTTTGATATCGGGGTCTCCACCAACGAAATGTTCAATAGCGCTTCTATCAAGACTGTTGCTCTCGACGATCTCGTAGACACGGGGCTGCGGAACATCCGGCTTGCCGTCCTCATCCTTCCGGGTCAGGAAACGCTTGTCATACTTCCGAGCCTTCATCATCACGGAGAAGTATGCCAACTGTGCTGCACGTTCGTCGATGTCCAGACCGTAGATATTGTTCTCTACGATGCTGCGGACAGCTTCACGAGGCGTATATCCGAAGGACTCGTAAATCTGCATCAGCACATCAAACATATAGGCCAGGATATGACCGGAGCCACAGCAGGGATCGATACATTCGATATCTCCCGGCATCATGGATACGTAGGACTTCCGAATCTTTCTCAGCTCTGCCTGTACCTCAGGTTCATGCTCTGCCTCAAAAAGATAGTACTTCCATTTGGAAAGCAGCAGTTCATTGACATCACCAGGATACTCATCATATTCATCTTTAGCAGTACCCGCATTCCGCTCGATCCACAGTCGGCCCAAAGAGTTTTCTACCATATAGCGTACGATCCAGTCCGGAGTAAACAGCTGGGTGGCGGCAGGGATCTCCTCTTTGGAAATCTTACCTGTCTTCTTGGCAAACACCTCTGCCTTGGGTTCGATGTTATAGAACTGATATAGCCAGCCGATGATCTGCACCTGATCCTTCCAGTCCTTTTCGGGAATCAGCTCGATCATCTGCTGGATCGCGCTACCCTCACGAAGGAGGTTGTCCGGGAACAGCAGCTCGGTGTAGTCAGCAATACGCTGGAACATACCCGGCATAATGGGACTCAGGGCATTGCACTGCACGATAATGAGGTACTTGAACAAGCCCTCTTTATCGTTGGCATCCTTATAGGCATAGACCTTTTCCATGTCCAGGCCATCCATTTCAAGGTCAATGGCCTCGGCAATGATCTGAGGCTCAAACTGGTTGTTCTCATCGGTGAACACACGGACACGGGAAGGAAGATAGCCGTTGACCTCCATGAATCGCAGAGCAGAGAAACGATTGAACCAAGTGTAGGCAACTTCCTCCATGACCTGCTTATAGCCCTTCGCCTGAATCTGAACGATCAGCGCCTGCCGCTGTGCCTTCTCGGTTGCGGACAAGACATGACCATTGATAGTATCAGCAGATGCCTGGATGATCACATCTTCTGTGATACCATACTGCTGTGCCTTTTGGGACACGCGGGAGATCAGCTCCCGGCGCGCCCATACGGCATATTTCTTAATTGCATTTTTATCCATTTAAGATTCACCATTCTTTCCAAACCAATTTATGGGAGAGGTTGTCTTCCATGAATATTCTCGTTTTTGGAATCCATTATAAAATGCAAATAACTTGCAGCTATAGGTAATGTTTTGACCGATAAGCTGTAACTCCAGGTCAGTAATCCTGCGGAATGTATCGGTAAGACACCAGGTCTGTGGATGGTAATCATAGATGAATTCATCCGTGTACCAATCCATCTCGACCAAATCACCGGGTGTAAGTGTGCTGGCAGGATCGATAGTTCTTCTGCCGGAAACTAAGCCAGCAGGATGGTTAACCAAAGTGCCTTTTTCATAGATGAACAATGGCGTGAAAACTTCCAGCAATTGAAGCTGGTTGTCTTCAACGGTCAAGTATACAGGCTTTTTGAAAAACTGAACGAAAGCATTCTTGTTTTCATCAATTTCCATGTCGTAAAAATCAGCATTGCTGTCGATTAAAAAGTCAGAAAACAAATTTGTACTTTTCATAACGGATTCCTTTGGCGAGATTAGTTTAGCTTGATGCCGTCACAGCCCTGCATGAGCTGCTTCAGCTGTTTGCGGATCAGCTCCACATAGGCATCAACATCGGAGTCGTTCTCCAATTGCTTTGCGGGGAAGACGATGGATCGGTTGTAGTTCTTGATAATCTTCTTAGGTGTGGGTTTTACGGGTCCGGGAGCAACGGGCTTCACCGGCTTGGGCGGTGTTATCTCCGGGGGGCGGACTGCATTTTCGATGCGCTGTACAGCAGAATCTTTGTACTGAAGCATCGGAGGCAGCATGCCATCCAACAGAGCAAGGCTGGTCATGGAGGAAATACTATCCATTTTTAGCTTAAAGAAATTATCAGCCTTTGTGATGATATCCTTGGTGTCAGGATGGCCGTTAGCAGCCTGATGGATTTGTCCCATGCACTGCTGGCAGTAACCCATGAGTTCATCCCGTTTTGCAGCCAACAGACGACCATGGCCTTCCCGTACAGTGGCCATCCAACCATTGAGAAGAGGAATCTTCTTATAGTCAAAACCACCGGAAACAAAGACCACCATGCGGATCTGGTTCAGTGCAGTGTTTGCTTCAGGTTCGTGAGACAGATAGTCCAGTTCGTTGCGCAGATCCAGTTCCAACTTGGCTGCGGCATCAAATACAGTAACCTGATTCTTGAAGAAACCTTCAACACGAACCATTGCCTCCTTGTTATCAAGCAGGTCATCCTGCCGCTTAATAATGCGGTCAATCAGCGCAATATTATCCCTCTGCTGAGAGAGAATATCGTCCACAAGCGTGATTGCTTTTTTAACAAGATCTCGGTCGGGATATTTGGCACCGGAGTTATAGCGCTGATCCAAAGCTTCATAATGGGCTTTCTGCTGCTGGAACTTATCAATTATGAAAGCAATCAGACCATCTTCATCGGAAGGGACATCCATGACATCATAGTATTCCCGGAGGAATTCCTTAACTTCCTTCATCTTAGAGACGGACACAACCTGACGTTTGGAAATGCTGGTTTTTCCGATTTCGCTCTTCTTACGGAGCATATCGGGAAGCTTGGGGTTATTGGGCTGAATGGTATTGCCGGCATACTTGATGGTGACCTTCTGCTCGATAATTAGTCGTGCAACGACTGCGGCAATATCAATTTCACGCCAACCGTAGGGGATTGCCTGATACCGGCTCTGAACATCGGCCATGGAGGTAGGCAGCTTTTTGCGGTGCTGAACTTCCAGGTATTCTTCCATCTTTGCTGCGGCATCCCGGTTCGGCTCAAAACCTGCGAGGATGTCCTCATTGTTGCTCAGAATGGCAATGATATCTGCATCGGTCTCAGCGTTCTTGGTAATCAGATCCAGTTCACTGTAAACATGGGCAACAAGATACTCCAGGGCCTGATCAATTCTGGCCTTGGCATCGCCAGCCTTAATCTCCAGATGCTCGCCGGCAACATAGAATTCAGCAGCAATTATGGCTTTTCTCAGCTCGGCAGCGGCAGTGGCTTCCAAGCGGGTTGCTTCATCCTGCTGATTGCGGATAATGTCCTGCATGGACTTGGGAAGCTGTGCAACATTCTTCTGCTTGACATACTTCCGGATCTTCATTGCCTGTTCCAGGGAATTGTAATAGTCAGTCTCTGCCAGAACAGCAATGGCCTGACCGTTGGACTCGGTCATGAGATGCAGCTTTGACTTTGTTGCGATGTCACTGGCAACAGTCAGGAATTTCAGTTTCATGCCACCTGTGATGGCACCAACAGTGACACCATCCACCATCTGATCGAAGGCAAAGTCGTACTTTCCATAACGGTACTTTTTGGTGGTGTAGATATCTGCAAAGATCATCTGTGCGATACGCTCCACGATGGCGGCGGTGTCGACAGAGGTTTCATTACGGATTGCCCGTTGAACATCCTGCTCTTCGTCGGTGAGGAAGTTGTAGGTTTCGCCGGTTCTGCCAATATAGTTCTGGCTCAGGAGGCGGTTCAGAGAATCGCGAACCTTTTCACGCAGAGAAATTTTGTCTGCGCGGATGTCATCAGCCATGAGGATAACGATGTTGTCCAGATTGCCGGGAATATCATTGTCGATGTAGCGGATCAGATACAGCAGTTTCAAAACATCTACATCATAGGCTTCAATGCCATCGCCTGCTTCCGCTGCACGGGCACAGCGGTCGATGACCCGGCGGATGGAACCGTCAAGGAAGCTATGAACTGTATCATAAAAACGGAAGAAGGGAACAAGTGCATGCTCATCCAAATCCCGGACTTTCTGGGCAGCTTCCTGGAAACCGGACAGCATGGAACGTTCGCCGCCGGAAAGGTGTTTGCCGGAATTGCCATGCTTACGAATCTCAGCAAAGACCTTCTGCATAATAATGAATTGATAGGGAACGAAGGGGAAGTTGGTGATAAAATCGAAGGGTGTGGTGTAACCCTTGATGTCCAACTGAGCATCATTGAAGGTAAAGAGATTCCGCAGCACAGAATCATTTTTCTCATATACTTCTGTCAGAACCTGATTAGCCTCAGGAGTCTTCTTCAGGATACGCTTCTGGATGACCTCATCGACGGAGGAAGAGGAAAGAGAGAGTCGGGTCTTGAAACGGGCCTGAATACGAGAAAATTCATCAGCACGGACTTTGATAATTTCATCAATGGCAGACTGACCGGTACAAACGACCCAGACTTTACCATCGCATTCGCTGCCGATTTTCTCGGTCAGAGACTGGAGATTCAGCAGCAGATCTGTGTCCGTGCCTGTGTACTGACCAACTTCGTCGATCATGAACAGAAGCCGGAAATTCTTCGGTTTTTGATCTACATATTCTTTGATATCGCTGACGAGCTGGGCAATGGACAGTTCAACAGCACTCTTATCACTGAACCAACGCTGGGCATCCTGTTCGCTCATATCCAGGACTTCCATCAGAGTGGGAACGATCACTTTTCCGTTAAAAGCAAAGGCACGCCGCATCTCAAGCCAGGATTTGCCCTTCTTTTCTGCAAAAACTCTGCGGAATTCTTCAGTCTTTCCACACTGGTCGATGTAGCGCTCCAGCATAGCGACTTTTAGGTTCTCGCCAAAGAAGCCCAAGTGGTTATAGAACATCTTGGCAAAGACACGCAGGACTGCGGTTTTGTCCTTAACGATGGAACCCTCAATATCGATGTTGAACAGAATAGTTTCTGTCTGACCTTTGGTAGCACGGTCGATCTGCATAAAGGTTGCGGGATCATCCTCAAACTTCTGCCGGAACATCTCAACAGTGGTAGTGTTTGCTACGGGTTTGTTCTCCAGAATGTAGGACAGCATTTTCAGGAAATGGGATTTACCACTTCCGAAGAAACCGGAAATCCAAACACCGACATCAGCGGTGGGGACATCAAAGGAGTCACTATAAAAATTGAAAAAGGCAGAAAAGTGCTTTCTCAGTTCTCGGGTAATAACATATTCCTTTACTTCCTGCTCGATAACATCATGAGCATCCTGATCAACCTTAATAACGCCATTGATCTGGCGGTTGATGTCATCATGGAACATATTTTGTATTCTCATGATAGGCCTCCTTAGATTTCGTTAAATGCCCGGTAGTAGGCATTGGGAGTTAGCTTGTCGAACAGACGGACGTAGCTGCCGTCAAAGGTTCCCGGATACATTACCAGGATAGGAATGTCGCTAAAGTGAGGCTGAAGAGCTTCTAGTAGGGCATGAACCCGCATAAAGGGGAATACATCACCAACGCCGGTAAGCAACAGGACATCACCTGTTCTGTGAGGACAGTACTGAATTTCCTCGATGAACTCGCCTTCACCGATGGCGGAGTGGAGCTGCTCAAGCAAAAACTCTTTGCCATCCATTTCTTCCATTTCCGGAATCGCATCCATGATGTCAATGTCCTCGCAAAGAGAGAGGAACGTTTTATATAGGTTGCATTCTACCAGATTGCAAATAAGGGTTTGGTCGGTGGTAATTTGCTCTATAAAATGACGAACGACCATCTCGTCTTCGGCATCGTAGCAGAAGATTCTGATATTTACTTCATTGCTTAACCCTTTTCCTTCCAGGAACTCAGGTTCCTGAATGTGGATACGCAGGCTATCCAAGCGTTCTTGAATATTTGCCATGGTAAGCCTCCCTTAAGAAAAATGATTGAATGCAGGAAGAATGATATCGTCATTATTACTTCGGATAGCATTTTCCAGAATCGGATGCAAATATACAGGATTTAAAGTGGTTGAATGGATGCTGTCAAGGTATTCGGTTTCAACCAACACCCTGGCAATAACCTGTTTCAGCTTTGTGATGGTTTGCTCACTCCAGCCAGCTACAGCGTCATCTTGTTCCTGCAGTCGAAGGAAAAAAGTGTTCAAGTCTATCTTACCAAACGATGTGTCCCTTAAAACGTACTTTTCACCGATTACCGTGAGCATAAATTCCCAAATCAGTCTGCTGTTTTTCATCATTGCATACAGACAAATTTGTTTGGCGACATCCACAGGCTGCGTGGCTATTGCGTGAATGAGCGTTTCATCGTTCATTCCTTCCAAGCGTCTGACGCATGCAGCAGCAATACGCTTAATGGTCTTCTCAGTAGGGTACTGGAAAAGGTTCTCTTCAGTAATTTTTGCGACCACTGTATCTCCGTCCATACCTTCAACCAGAAGACGCGCAGTGGCGCGCATCTCATAAAACAGGAAAGGTTCCCGGGTAAGAGAAGCATTGTAAGGTGTGTTACTATTCATAAAGCCTTTTATCCTCTCTCTTTGGTTTCCGGAAGAATGTCCATCATATCGTCAACAGTGCAATCCAGGTATCTGCAGATTCGAACGATGATATCCATGGACACAGTTTCATTTCGGGAGAATTTTGCAAGTGTATTGGGGCTGATGCCAACCTGTTTGGCAAACTCGGTTTTCTTCAGACCCTTGTCAATCAACAGCTTGAACAGTTTGTTGTAATTAACATCCATATAATAAACCCCCAGCAGATGGTTTTCTTCATCATGACACAAGATATATTTGTCGCATTTTATCAACATATAGGGATTATATCACGGTCTGTTTCAAAAAGATAGACGTATATTTGTGTTTGTATAATTTTTATCCTTTAGCCCCAAATGAAAATGTGCCATATAGGATAAAAAGCCGCCAGAGTACGGTGCAGACTGCACATAGTACCCAAGCGGCTTTGGTTTTTTCTGTTATATGTTGTGCGTGATTTCCGGCATACGGGCATTACCGCATCTGGCAGGATAATGAAGAACCAGGCGCTATTGCAATAATTCCAAACTATGATATGAAGGAATCCCAGGCAGTACTGTGAATACCATAGCTTCTCAACATCCGAGCAACTTCTTCTGCGGATTTTCTACCCAGGCAAGGGATACTTGCAATAGCCGGTTTATCCATGTACAAGAGAAGATCTGAAAGATAGTGCACATCGTTTTTTCTCAGTACGTTGTATGTTCTGACAGATAAGCCTACATCTTCGATAGACAATGCAAGCGCCTTCTTGGGTGCAGAGCGGATATTTCCGTTCTCATCCGTTGTATGTGCGTCCAGAAAACCTTCCCGGTATCCGTCAAGATATTCCTGACGGATGAAAGTTGTTGTTACGGCGGTAACTCTGCGGGCGATATTATCCTCGATATAGCCGTCCAATCCCAGAGAAATCAAGGATAGGCTACGTTTGGAACCTAGCTTTTTGAAAGACCGTGCGATTTGCGCCCGGATAGCTTCTTTGGTAACATGATAATGCTTACCAATTTCTTCGAGAGAAAGGCATTGCTGATAACGCATTCTCAGAACATCTGCCTCTTTTTCCGGTAGCATGGACAAGGCTGCGGCAAGACCTCTGTATTGGTCCTTGCTAAAATTCTCGGCATTCAGCATATTTGCATGAACTCCATCAACTCTAGATAGAAGATTGAATGGATATGCACGTTCACGAACATTTTCGCTCATGGGTATCACCTCTCTTCTGCATAGCGATTGATTGTGATTTTTACTGATGCGTGTTTTTTCGCATGGAGCCGTCCGAATACAAGCGACCACCGATACCATCACTATAATCGACCCAGCCGATGGGTCGTGGTTCAGTTATGCGGCGTTCTACAAACCAGCGTCCAAGTTTGTTTCCGGTCTGATTTGTGCTGCGCTCAAAGAACAGATAGCTTTGCTGTCCACGGATGCGGACAGTGTATCTGTCGCCCTGTCCGCCGGCTTTCATGGCTGCGGCCTGACGGATGTCCAGGATACGGTCAATTTCATATTTTTCGCCGTTCTCCCAGGTGATTTCCCGGGGGAGCATAATACCGTCTTCCCGGAAGTCAGTATTGACCTCCACGTACACTTTTATTTGCTTGCTGTCCATATTCAACTGACCTCCAGAACAGATCCGCTGCCATATCCATTTCGTCATTGGCATCCTCAGGAGCTTCACCGACGTTCATGTGGTCTCCACCATCACCCCAGGCACAGATGCAGTAGCCGCCATCCGGATTCATTTCGGATGTGACATACAGTTCAAATCCGCCCCGTGTACCGTAGCAGAGGTAAATTGCGCGGCAAAGCGGGGATGCTTCCGGCTCCGGCATCCCAATGCGGATGACCATGAATTTCTCGGGACCCCGGACATAAGTACGGGAATGGACGGAAAAATCTTTCACGGAATAGGGATTGGAATATCCCGGATTGACACAAATAAATTTCTCATAAAGAGCATGAATGCACTTTTGCCTCTTGCTCATAACCGTCGCCATTAGCCGCTTGCCCTCATTATACAATGTGGCAGGCAAAAGCTTATGCTCCAGATAATACCGCATCTCAAATTCTTTATTCATGACTGTTAGCCCCTTTCCGTAAAGAATTCTGCCATGGTGATGCCTAACCCCTGGCAGATCCGTTCAATGGTGTCCACTTTCAGCTGACTGCCGCGCTGCTGCGTGTTTTTCAGTGCATTATAGGAAATGTCACACAGCATGGCCAGCTTATACATCGTGAGGCCTCTCTCATCCAATAAATCCTCAAGTCGCTTAAACGTATTCATACCCAAAACCTCACAAAATTCAAAATAGGGATTTTCAGTATCCCTCGACACCTCCAGTATAATTGACTATCAGTCCAATAAACGGTACTTTTACAGAACCCGACCCACAACCTGGAATCCTGCGTGGGCAGAAATTACTCTGGGCTCGTATTTCTGGTTGAAGGAAATCATGACTGGCTGCATATGGACATGGCCATAACTGTCGGTAAAATATTCTGCATCGGCTTCATCCGGCTCCTGCTCATCATAAACCTTGAGGTAGCCTTGTCCGTCATAGATAAAGATACCGACCTGCCCAACCGGAACACGCTCGCACTGCTGCACCCATACAATCTGGCCGTCATGGTAAACAGGCTCCATACTGTCACCGGAAATCCGCAGACCGAACTCTGCTCCGGCAGGAACCGCGTTTTCTGGGAAGCTAATCATTTCAAAATTACCTTCTTCCAGAAATTCACCGGTACCGGCAGAGACGGCCAGGCTGCTGACAGGCATATCGATATATTTAATAATGCTTCGCTTGGACTGCGGTTTGTAGCGTCCGGAGGCAATCAGGTCGGCTTTATAGTCGGCCACTTTTTTTATACCTTCTTCATTCAATTCAGGCTGGTAGTTGCTGATATAGAAAGTTAGATCTTCTTCCATATGCAGGGCCTGGGACACAGCCACCAACTGATAGCAGCTGGGGATATTCTTGCCCAGCTCCCATTTGTTGATGGCAACGGAACTGACGGAAACACCATAGTCTTCCAAAAGGTCACTGAATTTGACTAGGCTTAGTCCTGCCCGTTTACGGGCCTCGGCGATCCGCTGACCAATAATATTCATCTGCTGCTCGGCGGCGGCATTGTACCGTTTTTCAGATGCAACTTTGAACTGGATTACTTGCTGCTTGCTTTTTTCAGCCATAGTAGCACGCTCCTTCCTATGTAAAAATTATATATGGGGAAAACACGCTTGTCAAGAAAGAAATGAACTTTTAGTCCACAAATGTTCACTTGACAAAAATCAAGAGTTAATGCTATCATTTTTCTACACGATTTGCGAAGGAGGTGAAAACGTGTCCAATGACAGAGTTATCCTGCACAGTGATATGAATTCCTTTTATGCGTCCGTGGAAATGATGCTGGACCCTTCCCTCAAAGGGAAAGCAGTCGCAGTCTGCGGCGCGACAGAGGAACGCCATGGTATTGTCCTGGCAAAGTCAGACCTTGCCAAGAAGGCCGGAGTCAAAACCGGAATGGTAAACTGGGAGGCAAAGCAGCGATGTCCGAATCTGATTTTAGTACCGCCCCAGTACGATCAGTATTTGAAGTATTCCAAACTGGCCCACCAGATTTACTATCGGTATACGGATTTGGTAGAACCCTTCGGCATGGATGAGTGCTGGCTTGATATGACCGGCAGCGGAGCCTATGGAACCGGCATGGAGATTGCGGAGAAAATTCGCTTTGCCTGCCGGGAGGAACTGGGTCTGACCGTCAGCATTGGCGTATCTTTCAATAAGATCTTCGCCAAACTGGGGTCCGACATGAAAAAGCCGGATGCGGTAACACAGATTACGAAAGATGATTTTCGTGAAAAGGTGTGGCCCTTGGCAGCATCCGAACTGATTTATGTAGGCCGATCCACCGAGGCAAAACTGGCCCGCCATGGAGTCCATACCGTTGGTGATCTGGCAGCGATTCCCCCGGAGATATTGCAAGGATGGTTTGGAGTGAATGGTCTGAAGCTGTGGCACTATGCCAACGGTACAGACAGATCAAGAGTAATGCACAAAGATTTTGTAAGCCCAGTGAAGTCCATTGGCCACGGTATCACCTGTACAGCAGACTTGGAAAACGAGGAGGAAGTGTTTAAGGTGATGCTGGAATTGGCCCAGGATGTCGGTCACCGACTCCGGGTGCATGAATTATCGGCACAGGGTGTCCAAGTTTATGTCAGAGGAAATGACCTTTTAGGCTCCCAGTACCAATGTAGGCTACCCTTCAGAACCCAGCTTCCTTCCGAAATCGCCAGTGCCGGTTTTAACATTTTCAAGGAGCGATACCGATGGGGTACAAATATCCGAGCCGTATGCATCCGGGCTATTAACCTGGTACCTAAATCAGATGCCGAGCAGCTGAGTATGTTTGTAGATACAGCACGCCGGGATCGGAGGGCCAGACTGGAGGATGCAATAGAGGATCTGCGTGGCCGATACGGTAAAAAAGCCATAACCTATGCCACATTGTTGGGTGACCTGAAAATGCCGGATGACGGACGGCACAGCGTAAAGATGCCCGGTCTTATGTATCAGTGATCTGGAATCTGCAAATTGCCACCAATGACACCACCGCTTTCAAGGAGGGAATTTGACTATGCTGATTCGACAGCCCATTCGTAACAACAGCGCCATTGGAGAAAAGAAACCCCGTGTATGTGATGCTCTTTTCGATACAACGGATGGCGAGATTTATTTGGAACTGAAGTTGCCTAAACAGAAGGAAATTGTCCGGTTGTGCGACATACTTACCCAAATAGAACAGATTAGAAGACAAAACCCAAATTAGTAATCTACCCAGGGGATATTCCCCGCGACAAAAGAACAGCGTTCATCTATCGAGCCCTGGCTCCTTCCGTAAGGATGAGTGACCTAACTGCCGAAGTGAAGCAATGATCAGAAATGATCTGCTTTATTTCGGCAGTTATTTTTTGCCTATTTTCTGCTCCTGCTTCACTTCTCCGTGAAGAAAGGAACAGAACAAATGAAAATCAAGTACGAATTTGCCAATGAGACCGTAGAAATCGAAGTGTCTGAAGAATGGGGAGCGATCCTCGTAGATTTGGACAGACAGGAATACAATAACGACCATGCCCAGAGTCGCAGGCATTGTTCGCTGGATGCGTTAAACGTAGACGGTAATCTCATTCCAGCTGATGAAAATATGGAACAAACACTGATCGATGCTGAGGAAAAGGAACGTCTGACAGAAGCCATAACGAGACTGGAGCCACGGCAGCAGCGGCTGATACAGCAAGTCTTTTTCGAGGGACGGAAATACACTGACATTGCCCGGGAAGAGGGCATTGACAGATCAGCTGCCAGCCATGCCATGCAGCGTGCAATAAAAAAATTAAAAAATTTTTTGTAACAGACCGTCACGTTTTGGCTTTCCCGTGGCCTAACAGTGAAGGGCAACACAATACAACCCTTCAGAAAGGACAAAGAAACATGAAGCACAATTTGAAAATCAGTGTTTCCAGGGAACCCAAAACAGGTGGTGTTGTCGCTTGTCGGAATGTAACGATCCGGGATCGGCTACTGACTTTTCTTTTGGGTCCCAAGCAAAGGGTGATGATACTTATCCCCGGTGACAGCGTGGATACGGTTTCTATCACAGAAGTAGGAGGTATGGCCTGTGAAGCTGTATGAGGTAAATCAGTTGATCTCCAGCATTTTCGACCAGTTGGTCAACCCGGACACCGGAGAGGTTATTCCGGACGAGGCACTGCTTGCCCAGTTGGATTCCCTCCAGATGGAACGCAGTCGTATTCTGGAATATCTGGCCAAACTGGTGCTGAACACCAAATCTGAGGTTGCTTCCCTCAGGGAAGAGGAACAGCGGCTTCGGGATCGCCGTGGAGGTCTGGAACGGAAGATCGACCGGCTTATGGCCATCCTCGACCGGGAATGCGCCGGTGAAAAGACCAACTGCGGTGTGGCCACTGTCTGCTACCGCAAAACCACCAAGGTGGATGTGGCGGACGGTCCTGCGGCGATTCTCTGGCTGAAAGAAAACGGCTACGACAGCTGTTACAAGCAGCCTGCTCCGGAAGTCAGCAAGACCGAAGTCAAAAAGTTGCTGTCTGCCGGTAAGGAAATTCCTGGGCTCAGCTTGGTGCAGGATCTGTCCTGTTCCCTGCGTTAAGGAGGTAGTCCCATGCTGAAAATTACAAACGGAAAAATCTGCCGCGCCCAGAAAGTAGTGCTGTATGGCTCCGAGGGTATCGGCAAAAGCACCCTGGCGGCACAGTTCCCCAATCCTCTGTTCATCGATACGGAAGGCGGCACTTCCCATATGGATGTCCGCCGGATCGAGCGTCCCAGCAACTGGACGCAGCTGATTTCCATCCTGAAGGAAATCGCTACTACTCCCGGGATTTGCGGTTCCTTGGTCATCGATACCGCAGACTGGGCAGAGCAGTTGGCTGTCAGTCACATCTGCTCCAAGTTCAAAAAGAGCGGCATTGAGGACTTCGGCTACGGCAAGGGCTACACCTATCTGGCAGAAGAGTTCGCGGAATTCTTCACCGCTCTGGATGCCATCATTGCGGCCGGGATTCATGTGGTGGTCACTGCCCATGCCAAGATGCGGAAATTTGAGCAGCCGGATGAGATGGGGGCTTATGACCGCTGGGAAATGAAACTGTCCAAGCAGGTGGCCCCTCTGTTCAAGGAATGGTGCGATATGTTGCTGTTCCTCAATTACCAGACCTATGTAATCACCACCGAAAGCAAGGTCAGTAAGGCCCAGGGCGGCAAGCGGGTCATCCATACCAGTCACCATCCCTGCTGGGATGCCAAGAACCGTCACGGTCTGGCACCTACTCTGGATTTGGACTATGCCAACCTGTCTCATCTGTTTGGAGGCACACCGGCGATGTCGAATACTCCGGCTCCTGCCGCAGAACCGGTACCCACACAGCCTTCCGTCCGCCCTCCTCTGGAGGTGCTGAAGGACATGATGATGGAAGCGCAGATTTCTGCCATTGAAATCCAGGAGATTGTCGGTAGCAAGGGCCATTTCCCCACTGGAATGCCCATGGAGGAATATCCCGAGGCCTTTATCACTGGATGGATCATTCCCCATTTCCAGAAAATCGTAGAAACCATTGAAGCCAACCCGGATCGGCTTCCGTTCTAAAAATTAGGAGGTAACTATATGAGCAACTATAACAACAACCTGGTCATGGACTGGGATGATGCCATCGTCGATGACGGCATGGAATATGTCATCCTGGAGGAAGGCGACTACAACTTCGTGGTGCGTGATTTTGAACGCGGCCATTTCCCCGGCAGTGCCAAGCTGCCCGCCTGTAATAAGGCAATCCTGACTCTGGAAGTGGATACCCGTGAGGGAACCGCTACAGTCAAGCACGATCTCATCCTCTGCCGCACACTGGAGTTCCGTCTCTCCGAATTCTTCCGCTGCATCGGTCAGAAGAAACACGGCGAACGGCTGGTCATGAACTGGAACAAGGTGGTCGGCTCCAAGGGGCGTGCCCATTTCAAGCCCCGTCCCTACACCAATAAGGATGGTGAGCAGAAAATGGCCAACAGTGTAGACACGTTTTGCGATTACAATCCTGCCTTCTTCCCCGAGGAGCAGACTCCTGCATGGGTGGCAGAAGCTGAAAAGGCCCAGCCTCAGGCCTGGGAGCAGAGCGGCTTCTGATGATGAACCTGAGACCGTATCAGGCCCAGGCGAGAGATGCGGTCATTGCCGAGTGGGACAAAGGGCACCGGAAGACCCTTCTGGTGCTTCCCACCGGCACCGGTAAGACCGTAGTATTTTCTTCCATCGTAGGCCACCGTGTGGCCCGCGGTGGCAAGGCACTGATTCTCGCCCATCGAGGTGAACTGCTGACACAGGCGGCGAACAAACTGCTGGCAGTTACCGGGCTGCCCTGCGGACTGGAAAAAGCAGAAAGTACCAGTTTGAACAGTAACCACAAGATCACCGTGGGTTCCGTTCAGACCATGGCGCAGCCGCTCCGTCTTGCTAGATTTCCCAATGATTATTTTACCGACATCGTGGTGGATGAGGCCCACCATTGCCTGTCGGACAGCTACCAGCGTGTGCTGGAGCATTTTCCCAATGCCAATGTGCTGGGAGTTACCGCCACCCCGGATCGCGGCGACATGAAGAATCTGGGCCAGTATTTTGACAGTAAGGCTTTCGAATACAGCATGGGCCAGGCCATCCGTGAGAAGTACCTGTGCCCCATAAAGGCACAGATGATTCCCCTGGAACTGGATATTTCCGGAGTGAAGATCAGCAACGGCGACTTCAGTTCCGGAGAAATCGGAAATGCTCTGGAGCCTTACTTACATCAAATCGCACAGGAAATGCTGCATTACTGCCAGAATCGGAAAACGGTTGTGTTCCTGCCCCTGGTTCATATCTCCCAGAAGTTCCGGGACATTCTGGAAACGGTGGGATTCCGTGCCGCCGAGGTCAACGGCAACAGTTCAGACCGGGAGCAGATTCTATCGGACTTTGAATCCGGAAAATATGATGTTCTCTGCAATTCCATGCTGCTGACGGAAGGGTGGGACTGTCCCTCCGTGGACTGTGTGGTGGTGCTGCGGCCTACCAAAATCCGGAGTCTCTATCAGCAGATGGTAGGCCGTGGAATGCGGCTGTATCCCGGAAAGGATCACCTGCTACTGTTGGATTTCCTCTGGTTGTCCCAACGGCATGATTTGTGCCGGCCCTCTGCGCTTATTTCCAAAGATGCGGTCATCGCTCAGATGATCGATCAGCGGATGAGCGATGAAGAAGACGGCATCGATCTTCTGGAAGCCGAGGAAGAAGCAGAAAAGGATGTTCTGACAGAGCGTGAAGAGGCACTTGCCCGGGAACTGGCAGAAATGCGGATGCGGAAACGCAAGCTGGTAGATCCACTGCAGTACGCTGTTTCCATTGCCGCGGAGGATCTTGTGGGATATGTTCCCACCTTTGCTTGGGAGATGGCACCACCTTCAGAAAAGCAACTTGCTTTCCTGGAAAAACGGGGCATCTTCGCAGAGTCCGTAGAGAACATGGGCAAAGCAAGCCTTCTCATTGACCGCTTGAAGCAGAGACAAAACCTGGGGCTGGCTACACCGAAGCAGATTCGCTGTCTGGAACGATACGGATTCCGTCAGGTCGGCACCTGGCAGTTCGATGATGCCAGAAAAATGATTTCCCGGCTGTCCATGAATAACTGGCGGATACCCATGGGCATCACGCCTTCTAAATATCAACCATAATCGGAGGTTAAATTATGAGCAACATTTTATCTGCGCTGAAGCAGATCAACCCTGGTGCGGTATCGTACCAGGAATGGATCAATGTAGGCATGGCCCTGAAAGCGGAAGGCTACGGTTGGGAGGTCTGGGATGACTGGAGCCGGGCAGACAGCCGCTACCATGCGGGTGAATGTGAGCGGAAATGGAGTACCTTCCGTGGCAGCACCTCTCCCATTACCGGGGCGACCATCGTGCAGATGGCAAAGGACTACGGTTGGACACCTACCGGTCCTGCATCTGCCATGGACTGGAACGATGTGATCATGGATGACGGCGATAACTTCACACAGTATGCCGCCCCGGAGAATTGGAATCCTGCAGAGGAACTGATTACCTATCTCGAAACCCTGTTCGACAAGGACGATGTTGTCGGTTATGTGACCAACGATGTCTGGCAGGATTCGGAAGGCAGATGGGTTCCTGCCAAGGGTGTATTCTCCCGGACTGCCGGGGAACTGATTGCATCTATCCGGAAACATCCGGATGACCTGGGTGCAACCATCGGCGACTGGAAAAAAGATGTGGGCGCATGGATCAGATTCAATGCTCTGGACGGCGAAGGTGTCCGTAATGACAATGTGACCCAGTTCAAATATGCCCTGGTGGAATCCGACAGTATGCCAGTTGCCGATCAGGATGCCATGTATCGGAAACTGGAACTTCCCATTGCCTGCCTGGTGCACTCCGGCGGCAAGAGCCTCCATGCCATTGTCAAAGTGGACGCTCCGGATTATACGGAATACCGCAAGCGCGTGGAATTCCTCTATGATTTCCTACAAAAAAACGGTGTCCACGTGGACAAGCAGAATCGTAACCCTTCCCGGCTTTCCAGAATGCCCGGTGTGACCCGAAACAGCAACCGGCAGTATTTGGTGGCTACCAATATAGGCAGAAAGAGCTGGGTGGACTGGCTGGACTTTGCCGAGGGTGTCACCGACGAGTTGCCGGACATGGTTTCTCTGGACAGTTACAAGGATAATCCCCCCGCACTTCCGGAGGAACTGATTAAGGGCATCCTTCGCTGCGGCCACAAGATGCTGATTTCTGGACCCTCCAAGGCCGGTAAGAGTTTTGCTCTTATGGAACTGAGCATCGCTATCGCGGAGGGCAAGCCCTGGCTGGGATTCCCTTGTAAAAAGGGACGTGTGCTGTATGTGAATCTGGAAATTGATCCTGCTTCCTGCATTATGCGGTTCATGAAAATTTATGATGCTCTGAAGCTGCCCAGGAAGAACATGGACAACATTGTGGTCTGGAATCTCCGAGGTCATGCGGTGCCTCTGGACAAATTGGTCCCGAAGCTAATTCGCAGAGTCAGGGATCAGCACTTCGATGCCATCATCGTGGACCCCATCTATAAGGTGATTACCGGCGACGAGAATAACGCATCGGATATGGCCATGTTCTGCAACCAGTTCGATAAGATCTGTACCGAGACCGGCTGTGCCACCATTTACTGTCATCACCATTCCAAAGGCACCCAGGGCAACAAGAAGGCCATGGATCGTGCCAGCGGCAGCGGTGTGTTTGCCCGTGACCCGGATGCCCAGTTGGATATGACACCTCTGATGTTGTCCGAAAGTCAGGAAACCATGCTCCGAGACGGTAACGCAACGGCATGGCGGTTGGAGTCCAATCTCAGAGAATTTGAGAATATCCGTCCAGTCAACTTCTGGTTCGAATATCCCATTCACCGAGTGGATACCAGCGGAGAATTGGAGCGCGCTTTCACGGAAGGTAGCTTTGATGCTGTCAGGGCAAAGAACAAAAAGAATACCAGTTTTGATGAGCGTCGGGAATCCATTGAGACCGCATTCCAGGCCTGTTCCATTGAACAGCCTGTAACAGTGGCCGCGATGGCAAGCTATTTGGGTAAGTCAGAACGGTGTATCCGAGATCGTTTGAAGGAAATGAAGGACGTTTTCTGGTGCCGTCAGGGTACCGTTGGAAGGGTCGATGATGCTGATTTGACGGAAAACTGATTTTTTCCAGTTTTCCTTCCGGAAACGGAAATCTGCATTATATATAGATAACTTTCGTTCTCTATCGTTCACGCGTGTGGGAAAGGCTGATAGCCTAGCCTTTCCCCACTGCGAAACGATAACATAAAAGGTTTTCTCAACTGGAGGTACAGTATGAATTTCTTTATCGCAATGACACCGCCCACCGCCACTGCCCAGGAGCGGAAGGTGCGGATTTATAAAAACAAGCCCATCTTCTACGATCCCCCTGCAGTGAAGGAGGCAAAAGCAAAGCTGTCAGCGTATCTGTCCATCAACAGACCGATGCAATCCTACGAAGGGCCGGTATCCTTAAGAACGCTGTGGCTGTTCCCCAGAGGAAAGAGCCATCGCAACGGAGACTGGCGTTGCACCCGCCCGGATACAGACAACCTACAGAAAATGCTGAAGGACTGCATGACCAAAACCGGCTACTGGAAGGATGATGCCCAGGTTGCCCGGGAGATTATTGAAAAGCGTTGGTCGGACGAGCCCTGTGGCATTTACATCGAAATTGAGAAATTGGAGGAGAATTAAAATGGGATATGGTTATTACAGAAATCACGAGGGTTATTATGACCCCACCGCTGGTACCGTCTTCGCCAAGCTGGAACGCGAAAACCGGAAAAAGAGAAGCGATCGCCGGAAGGCGCAGCGGAAGCGGAATGCACAGATTCGCAAGCTGACTGCACATAGAAATCAGTACGCTACAGGAATTCGTCTTTCAGAAAGAGAGGTATCCAATGACGGCTAAAGAATACTTAGGACAGGCGTATCGGTTGGATCAGCGGATTAACAGCAAGCTGGAGCAGGTTCTTTCCCTGCGTGACCTTACCAAGAAGGCCACCGCTACCATGAGTGGTATGCCCGGTAGTTCCAGTCCCAATGTTCATAAGATGCAGGACATCATCGTAAAAATTGTGGATCTGGAAAATGAGATCAATGCGGATATTGATCAGTTGGTAGATCTCAAGCGAGAGATGGTTGCGGTAATCAAGGCAGTAAAAAATCCGGAATTTCAAACGTTACTGGAATTGCGGTATTTATGCTTCAAGACTTGGGAACAGATTGCTGTGGATATGCAGTATAGCACACGCAATATTTATAAGCTACATGATAGTGCCATCGCAGCAATTGTCATACCTCAATAACGCTAAACGGGCACGCCTTCTAGCAGGGAGTGCCCGTTGCTGCATATAAATGAAAAGAGGAGCCGAACTTCTCCGGCTCCCTAAGTATGCATCCGCAAATACATATCCCAATTTATATTACATTTTTTGCAAAAAAAGGAACCGGAGACAGGCACCGGTTCCAATAAAACCACGAAGTGATTTTTGTTCTACGTTAATAGTATATGCGCGCGGACCCGAAAAGTCAACCCCCAATTTTAGGATAGTTTGTTCAGGATCTCCGCTACGAAGCGATAAGTGCTAATTAGACCTTGCTGCTTTGCGTAATACTCCTTGTTTTCCAGGATTCTCTCGTTGAACAGTGCTTTCGCCGTATCAAGACCCTTTTTACGGGAGGATTCCGGTACAATTTTGCAATATACAAGTAACAGTGCTAGAAAATCGTGCGTAGTTGGATTTTGCAACTGCTGCGCCACTTTATCCGCCTTGTAGCTGGAAATTTTGTTGATTGCATTTCTAAGCTCATAGGAAGGATTGATGGATCGGGAATAAGGAGCCCGCATTTGGTTCAGCAAACAGTTGTTGTGAGCTGCTGCGTTGCGGATCATTTTAATTGCGTACAGATAACCACGGCAATCATCATCAAACTTGTTTTCTGAATAAAACAGATTATACAGATCAATGAAGGGACCGAAAGAGATGAGTTCCACGATGCTCCAGATGGCCCATGCATCCTTTCGCTTTGCAATGATCTGATGGCAGGTAGAGGTATTAACCTTCTTTTCAATCTCGTCCTTCAAATCAGGTTGCATGGCAAAAAGTTTTCTGACAATAGCATACCCATCTTCATCGACCATTGTGCAGTGGTTGAGCATCCGTACTTTTAAATAATGCTCCAAATCCAAGCACATATTCAGAATGATTTTTCTGAATTCCGCATCGATTTTTGAAAGATCCACCAGATGGGCAAAATCCAAGTTAATATAGCGGTTGTCCTTTTCTGGGTCCTTATATCTGTCAAAGTTATGGGCATACGCCTTCAACTTGAAATAGTAGTTGTGCTCGGCAAGGAATGTACGCGCAGCAGTTTCTTTGTAAAGATCGAAAGCAATACCCTTCCGTTTCATGTGTTCAATTTGCTGCGGTATGGAGAGCTTCGGTGGAAGTGTAGCATGAGCATTACCTGCCGGGATTATTTCACCGATGAATCTTTTTTCCAGAAAAGACACCACCTTTCTTTGCTTAATCATTACATATATGGTAGTGCTAATGTCGAAAAAAGTCAATCATTTTATGTGGTTAGTTCTTTGCTAATATAGGTTTTATTTGCATAATCGGTGCAGTAAAATTCATTGTTTTTCAGTATAGTCCTATGGTATTATTATAATCGCCAAGAACATCAAGAGAGCCTCGTGGGAGAAATTCCACGGGGCTTTTCTTATGCCCTGACGGAGGTGTTGCATATGGGCTACCGAAAGGTTGGCTACATGGAGCAGCTCTGGTACATCTTCAAGCACATGATTAGGCGGCTGCTCCACAGGAGGTGAATTCAATGCCCAAAAGGCCAAAACGACCCTGCTCCTATCCCGGCTGTCCCAAGCTGACAGATGGACAGTATTGTGAGGACCATGCTGCTGTTGCACGGCGGCAGTACAACAAATACGAACGCGCCCCGGATATCAACAAGAAGTATGGTCGGGCATGGAAACGCATCCGGGATCGCCATGCCGCCCAACATCCTCTTTGTGAACGGTGCCTGGAAGAAGGGCGACTCGTTCCCATGGAAGAAGTCCACCACAAGGTGCCTGTTTCCAAGGGTGGCACCCACGCAAGGGACAATCTCATGTCTTTATGCCGTTCTTGTCACAACAAGATTCATCATGAAATTGGTGACCGCTGACACCCAGGGGCGGGTCAGATCTCCGGAATGAAAAACCTGGGGCAGCGGCCCGGGGCTTCGTGTGAAAAATCGCAAAAGTTTTAAGGGGAATAGGCCCCTGACAAAGGAGGTATCGAACCATGGGCCAAAGAGGACCCAAACCCGGCTCCGGTGGCAGACCGAAAAAAGCCATCGCAGATAAAATTACGGACGGCAATCCCGGCAAGCGTCCGCTGACTGTCATTGATTTCAAAGACAGCGTGGCTGACCTGGAAGGTCAGGATATGCCCCAACCCAAGGAGTTCCTTTCTGCCAGACAGAAAGACGGCTCCACGCTCTGTGCTGCAGAGATTTATGAAAATGTGTGGAAATGGCTGCGTGACCGTGGGTGTGCCGCCATCGTCTCTCCGGACCTGATTGAACGGTATGCTCTGGCCAGTGCAAGATGGATTCAGTGTGAGTCCATTACCAGTGAAGTTGGTTTCCTAGCAAAGCATCCCACTACCGGGGCAGCGATCCAGTCTCCCTATGTTTCCATTGCCAATCAGTACATGACCCAGGCAAACCGACTGTGGTCTGAGATTTTCCAGATCGTCCGGGAGAACTGTACCGGCGATTACACTGGGGCCAGTCCCGAAGATGATGTCATGGAGCGGCTGCTCCGTGCAAGGAAAGGATGATTTCATGTTTGAAAAAGTAAACCCGGCGCATCCTGATAAGCTGGCAGACCGTATTGCCGGTGCTATCGTGGACATCGCCTACGAAACCCAAATCGATCCCAAAATCGCCGTGGAGGTGCTGATCGGTCATGGTGTTTGCCATGCCATCATCGAAACCTCCGCCGTTTTGAATCTGCGGAAAATCAAGGATGCCATTCATCGCATTGCCGGCAATGTCCGTCCCAATGTGGTTATCGTTCCTCAGGACAGGCATCTGGCCCGCAATCAGGAAGAAACCGTCCGCTGCGGCGACAACGGCATCTTCAAGGGTATGCCCATGACCCGGGAGCAGCATATGCTGTGCAGCTTCGCCTACGATATTTACAGCCGGTATCCCTATGATGGTAAGTACATCATGGACGGAAACCGGCTTGTTATCTGTCAGAGCAACGCAGAGGCAGAGGCAATCCGCAAAACATATCCCTTTGCGGAAATCAATCCCCTGGGTGCCTGGACCGGCGGCACGGATGTGGACACCGGTGCTACCAACCGAAAGCTGGGCAGCGATATGGGTGATTCCGTTACCGGCGGTGGTCTCCACGGTAAGGACCTCAGCAAAGCAGATGTCAGTGTCAATATCTATGCGTTTCTCAAGGCCCAGGAAACCGGACAGCCTGTGGAACTGAGCTGCGCCATCGGTGATGAATTCATCGACGGTATTCCCTACGAAGAAATCGTAGAAACGGCGAGGGGCTTCATCCATTCTATCGGTGGATTTGAGAAGTTCGCTGAGTGGGGTCTGGTATGGTAATTGAAAAGAAAAATACGGCAGATCTTCTGCCTGCTGACTACAATCCCCGTAAGGATCTGAAACCCGGTGATCTGGAATACGAAAAGCTGAAACGCTCCATTGAACAGTTCGGTTATGTGGAGCCGGTCATCTGGAACAAGGCAACCGGCAGGGTTGTGGGTGGTCACCAGCGGCTGAAGGTGCTGATTGATATGGGACATTCCCAGGTGGACTGTGTCGTGGTGGATCTGTCTGAGGAAAAGGAAAAGGCACTGAATGTGGCGCTGAACAAGATCAGCGGCGACTGGGATAAGGACAAGCTGTCTCTGCTGATCGCTGACCTGCAGGGTGCCGATTTCGATGTTTCCCTCACGGGCTTTGACCCTGCGGAAATCGATGATCTTTTCAAAGACACCCTCAAGGATGGTGTCAAGGAAGATGACTTTGATGTGGATGCGGAACTGGAAAAGCCAACTATTACGAAATCCGGAGACATCTGGACCCTGGGGCGGCACCGTCTGATCTGCGGTGACAGCACCAAAGCGGAAACCTACGAGCAGCTGCTCGATGGCAAGAAGGTCAACCTGGTCATTACCGACCCTCCCTACAATGTCAATTACGAAGGTTCTGCCGGTAAGATTAAAAATGACAATATGGCCAACGATGCCTTCTATCAGTTCCTGCTGGATGCCTACACCCAGATGCATTCTGCCATGGCGGATGACGCATCTATCTATGTGTTCCACGCAGACACTGAGGGTCTGAATTTCCGCAGGGCATTTGTCGATGCGGGATTCTATTTGTCCGGGTGCTGTATCTGGAAAAAACAGTCTCTGGTGCTGGGCCGGTCGCCCTATCAGTGGCAGCATGAGCCTTGTCTGTATGGTTGGAAGAAAAACGGAAAGCATCAGTGGTACACAGGTCGGAAGGAAACCACCATCTGGGAATTCGATAAACCCAGGAAAAATGGTGACCATCCTACCATGAAACCCATTCCGCTGTTGGCATACCCCATCATGAATTCTTCCATGACCAACTGTCTGGTACTGGACCCCTTCGGCGGTTCCGGCTCCACCCTGATTGCCTGTGAGCAGACCGACCGCATTTGCTATACCATCGAACTGGACGAAAAATTCTGCGATGTTATCGTAAAGCGGTACATCGAGCAGGTAGGCAGTGATGCCGGTGTGACCGTGCAGCGGGACGGTGTATCCTTTTCCTATGCTGAGATTACAGCACTGGAGGATACCAATGAGTAATACAAAACTGACCCTCGGAAGCCTCTTTGACGGCTCCGGGGGATTTCCTTTGGCAGGCCTTCTCTCCGGAATCACTCCTGTGTGGGCATCGGAAATCGAACCGTTTCCCATTCGGGTCACTACCAGGCGACTGCCTTTCATGAAACATTACGGCGACATCACTGCCATGGATGGCGGCAGGATCGAGCCGGTGGACATTATTACCTTCGGGTCACCCTGCACCAATCTTTCTGTGGCCGGTCGCCGGGAAGGCCTTGACGGAAAACAGTCCAGTCTGTTTTTTGAAGCCATCCGAATCATAAAAGAAATGAGGTGTGCCACCAATGGCAAATACCCACGATGGATCTGTTGGGAAAATGTCCCCGGCGCATTCTCTTCGAATGCCGGACGGGACTTCCAGGCAGTCCTCAACGCGGTCATCGGCATCGTCCAGGATTGTCCCCCAGTGCCTATGCCTGAGAAAAACAAATGGCCCCAGTCCGATGTTTACATGGGAGACGGATGGAGCGTTGCGTACAGAACTCTTGACGCGCAATATTGGGGCCTGGCCCAACGCAGAAAACGCATCTTCCTTGTCGGCGACCTTACAGGTCAATGTGCCGGAAAAGTATTATTTGAGTCCGAAGGCCTGTCGCGGTATTCTGCGGAGGGCTTCCGCGCGTGGCAAAGAACTTCCGGAGGTGTTGAGACTTGCGCTGGAACGACAGTCCTTGGCATAGACGGATACAACGGCACCGTTTCTCCTGTCGCGGCTACCCTTGGTGTGAATTGTGGAATGTCTACCGGAAGAAACGGTGTCGTTTTGAATGACCAAGGAGGCAACCGTATGGATGTGACCCATGAGGTTACCTGCACACTCCGGGCAGAAGCACACCATCCTCCGGTGATTCTGGATACACCGGCAATGGTTTATGAAAATCACAGTCAGGACACCCGGTATGTGGGTCCCCTGGAAGTTGCACCTACCGTGGCCGCCACTTATGGCACCGGAGGAAACAATCAGCCGTTTGTGATCCGGGAGAACGATAATCTGCCGAAAGCATTCGGTATCTGTTCCATGGATAGCCGGGGCATGAAATCCGACAATCCCAATGTGGGATTTTACGAAGCGAAGGTAACCCGTACCATCGATGGCAACGGTGGAAATCCTATCTGCCACCAGGGCGGTATCGCGGTGGTTTCCTACGGCATTGACAGAGCCGCTTTCAATCAGGGAAAAAACGCAAAGTACAATATCGCCGTGGAAGAAGAACTGCAGCCTACGCTGGTATCGAAAGGCCCCGGTGCGGTGGCCGCACCAACCTACAGTGCCAGCAAATCCACATTCTTTTTGAATGTGGTGCAGGAGGCTGCAAACACGCTGGTTGCCACGGACTACAAGGACCCGCCACTCATCAATGACGGTAATGATCCCAATTATTCCGTCCGGAGACTTACTCCCACAGAGTGCGCCAGACTGCAGGGATTCCCGGACTGGTGGTGTGCCGGCCTTGGCACGGACGATCCGACTATGGACGATATTCGTTTCTGGTACGATGTCTTTGAAACCCACCGGAAGGTTACGGGTACCTCCTCCAAGGCTAAGTCCATCCGGCAGATCACCAAATGGTTGCGAGATCCTCATTCGGATGCCGCTGAGTACAAGATGTGGGGCAACGGTGTGGCTTTGCCCTGCGTATTCTTTGTGCTGGCCGGTATTGTGTTCAATACACAATCTGACGGCACATAATTCTACGGGATTTGTCCGAGAAACAAGTTGCTATTATGGGGATGTAGAGCGAATATGTGTACTACCCGAAAGGGATAATTACATTTCCAGGAGGTTCCCAAATGAAACTCGACTACAATTGCACCGGCGGCGACCGCAAGAATCTGGTACGGCTACTCAGCGAAATCCTCAACGCTCCCTCCAAATACTTGGGCGCACCCGGGTTCAGCTACCAGGTGGACTGCATTATCATCGACAGGAACGGTGTTCTGGACATCGATGACAATGCCGCTCCCGACTGGGTGGATGCCATCAAGGAAAAACTGGCAGAAAACGGCCATGCGTGCGTTTCCCACACCTATGACAATCCCCAGCTGGAGCCGGACATGGAAGATGAAGGAGTTACCGAGGAATCCTCGGATACTGATTTCCACGGTATTTGCATTTCCATGCCCCGCAGCCTGTTTACCGACGGCAACCTGGAAAACCTCAAGGCCATCGTTGCTGCCAAAGGAGATCTGATCCGAAAGGCACTGGGTGTTCCGGAACTGCCCATTGAAATTACTGACCACAAGGTTAGCTTCCCCTGGTTCCCCGGCATCCCCACACCGGAAGAAACCAATGCCTACGACACCTTCATTTGCAAGCTGTGCGATATGGCCCGGAATCAGAAACGGGTCAATGCCAAGAGCAAGGATGCTGACAACGAAAAGTATGCGTTCCGCTGTTTCCTGCTGCGGTTGGGCTTCATCGGTGACGAGTACAAGGCCGCCCGGAAGATCCTCCTGCGGAACTTCACCGGCAGTTCCGCCTTCAAGTCCGATTCCAAGGGAAAGGAGGCAGAAGTATGCGGATGATTTCCAAAGAGGCCTTACAGGCCCTTCGTGAGCGTTACCCTCGGGGAACACGGGTTGAATTGGTCCATATGGATGATCCTTACAACCGGAAGCTGGTTCCCGGCTGCCGTGGTACCGTTGTGGCGGTTGACTCCATCGGCACGATCCATGTGCAGTGGGACTGTGGTTCCAGTCTGGGTGTTGCCTACGGTGTGGATTCCTGCAGAAAGGTGGCAGAGTGATGGCCGGGGATATTTTGGATCGGCTGTTCCACGGTGAGATTATCCCATGGGAGAATCGCCCGGAAGAAACCGAGGCATTCAAGCAACTCAACAAACGGATGGCCCAGGTGAGCGATCAGCTGGAGGAACGGTTGGATGAAGAGTCCAAGGCATTATTGGACCGGTTGCTTGCTGACCATGCCGACATGGAACTGCTCTACTGCTGCGACAACTTCAAAACCGGGTTTCGGCTCGGTGCGCAAATTATCCTTTCCGTGCTTAAAGTACCGTAAATACCACAGTATTCTCCCCAAAACATTGTGTAGTTTATGCCTCTGATATAACTTGCTATTATGTGTATTCAGAGGTAATATCACAGCACCCAAAGGGAAATACACATTTTTACGGAGGAAAACACCATGAAAAACATCTGGAGCCTGAGAGATGAATTCAAGCTGATCGACCGCATTGCAATTAGCCGCCACACCTTTGAAAGCAACTTCACCAAGACCAAGGAGCGGATCACCTTCACTTTTAACGGTTGGGATGGCAAGTCCTACGACGGCGAAAGTCGTAACGCATATGTTTACCGAACCAATGTTCCCGGTTACGAGGACGCTCGGTTTGTTAAGGTTGGTAAGGGCCTGCACTACATCGAAGAAGACCATGAGATTGTTGAGAAGGCAACCGGCATCGCACACAAGGAAGCCAGTTGGCTGGTCGATGTGCTGAAAGCATAAGGGGGTAGCAACATGAAGAAAGAAGGCCTGATCATTATCAACGGTTGCGGCTACCGCTACCTTATGAAGGTTTATGACGAACCCTCCCGGTACGGAATCGACGGTGGTCGAATCAGCAAACTAACCATCACCCGTAACGGTGAAACGGTATGCAACTATGACCGGGAATGGGATAGAGAGCCGATGGATGAAGATACCGCCAAGGCACTGGCAATCCTGCTCTACAGCGAAAACTGATGCCCCTTGCCGGGGAAAGGGCCGTGAGGCTCTTTTCCTCGTTATTACCAATAATAATTTATAAATTTATATGTTTTTCAGACCCATTCGTGGGTCTTTTCTTATGCCCATTTTTAGGAGGTGACCGCATATCCGGAAACTGAAAAAGTACAAGCCTACCAGATTCCTAGCGAAGGGCTCCTACTACGATAAGAACGCTGCCGATTATGCGGTAGCCTTTATCGAAAGTCTGTGCCATACAAAAGGAACCTGGGCAAGAAAGCCTTTTGAACTGATTGACTGGCAAGAGCAGATCATCCGGGATATTTTTGGAACTCTGAAATCCAACGGTTACCGGCAGTTCAATACGGCCTATATCGAAATCCCTAAGAAACAGGGCAAATCGGAACTGGCGGCTGCGGTGGCACTGCTTTTGACCTGCGGCGACGGCGAAGAACGCGCGGAGGTATATGGCTGTGCAGCAGATCGCCAGCAGGCATCCATCGTATTCAATGTGGCTGCGGATATGGTTCGTATGTGTCCGGCACTCTCCAAACGAGTAAAAATCCTAGATTCCCAGAAACGGCTGATTTATCAGCCAACGGGCAGTATCTACCAGGTGCTTTCCGCTGACGTCGGCAACAAGCATGGTTTCAACACCCATGGTGTTGTTTTTGATGAGCTACATACCCAGCCGAACCGGAAACTGTTTGATGTTATGACCAAAGGCTCCGGTGATGCCCGTATGCAGCCCCTTTACTTCCTGATCACTACGGCGGGCAACGATACCAAATCCATCTGCTACGAGATCCATCAGAAAGCAAAAGACATCATCGAAGGCAGAAAAATTGACCACACCTTTTACCCGGTGATCTACGGCGCGGATGAAGCGGACGATTGGACAGATCCTAAAATCTGGAAGAAGGCCAATCCCTCTCTGGGCATCACAGTGGGCATCGATAAGGTCAGAGATGCCTGTGAGTCTGCCAAGCAGAATCCCGGTGAGGAGAACGCCTTCCGGCAACTTCGTTTGAACCAGTGGGTCAAACAGGCGATCCGCTGGATGCCGATGCATCTGTGGGACAAATGCTCTCTGGCCGTTTCCGAGGAGGATCTGGAAGGCCGGGTCTGTTACGGTGGCCTTGACCTTTCCAGCACAACGGACATCACGGCATTTGTGTTGGTATTCCCGCCCGGTGATGAAGATGACAAATACGTCATTCTGCCGTACTTCTGGATTCCGGAGGACAACCTGGATCTGCGTGTCCGCCGGGATCATGTGCCCTATGATGTGTGGGAGCGGCAGGGATTCCTGCAAACCACCGAGGGCAATGTAGTCCACTATGGCTACATTGAGCGGTTCATCGAAAGGCTCGGTGAACGGTTCAATATCCGTGAAATCGCCTTTGACCGTTGGGGTGCTGTGCAGATGGTGCAGAACCTGGAAGGCATGGGCTTTACGGTGGTGCCCTTCGGGCAGGGCTTCAAGGATATGTCTCCGCCCACCAAGGAATTGATGAAACTGGTGCTGGAGGAGCGGATCGCCCACGGTGGACACCCGGTACTGCGGTGGATGATGGACAACATCTTCATCCGCACCGACCCTGCCGGTAACATCAAGCCGGACAAAGAAAAATCCACAGAGAAGATCGACGGTGCCGTTGCTACCATCATGGCCCTTGACCGGGCGATCCGCTGTGGAAATGATATCGGTGCTTCGGTCTACGATGACCGGGGCATTTTCTTTATCTAAAAATTAGGGGGGATTCTAATGAGCCTTTTTACCGGTCTCTTCAAATCCAGAGACAAGCCCCAAAATCGCACTACCGGTAGTGCCTACACCTTTTTTATGGGCGGCACTACCGCAGGCAAAACCGTCACAGAACGATCGGCCATGCAGATGACGGCAGTTTACTCCTGTGTCCGCATCCTGGCAGAAGCTGTAGCCGGGTTACCGCTGCATCTGTATCGGTATAACGGAGACGGCGGCAAGGAAAAAGCCATCGACCATCCGCTGTACCGGCTGCTCCATGACGAACCCAACCCGGAAATGAGTTCCTTCGTATTCCGGGAGACCCTCATGACCCATCTGCTCCTCTGGGGCAATGCCTATGCCCAGGTGATCCGCAACGGTAAGAATGAGGTCATTGCTTTGTATCCGCTTATGCCCAACCGAATGAGTGTGGATCGGGATGATCAGGGCCATCTCTACTACACCTACTACCGTGGCCCGGACGAGGCCATCAAGAGCAAGGAATACGCGGTAACGCTGCAGCCCAGCGATGTGCTTCATATCCCCGGTCTTGGTTTTGACGGCCTGGTGGGATACAGTCCCATCGCCATGGCGAAGAATGCCATCGGTATGGCCATCGCCTGTGAGGAATACGGTGCTAAGTTCTTCGCCAACGGTGCCACTCCCGGCGGCATCCTGGAGCATCCCGGTACCATTAAGGACCCTCAGAGAGTCCGGGAAAGCTGGCAGTCCGCTTTCGGCGGTAGCGGCAATTCCAACAAGGTAGCTGTTCTGGAAGAAGGCATGAAATACACACCTATTTCCATTTCTCCGGAACAGGCGCAGTTCCTGGAAACCCGAAAATTCCAAATCAACGAAATTGCTCGAATTTTCCGAGTGCCGCCCCACATGGTCGGTGATCTGGAAAAGTCGAGCTTTTCCAATATTGAGCAGCAGTCTCTGGAGTTCGTGAAATACACCCTGGACCCCTGGGTGGTTCGGTGGGAGCAGAGTATCCAACGCTCTCTTTTGTCTTTTGACGAAAAGAACCGGTATTTTGTGAAGTTCAATCTGGAGGGACTGCTGCGGGGCGACTATCAGAGCCGGATGAACGGCTATGCCATCGGTCGCCAAAATGGTTGGATGTCCGCCAACGATATCCGGGAACTGGAGAATCTGGATCGAATTCCTGCAGAGGAAGGCGGCGATCTGTACCTCATTAATGGCAATATGCTTCCGCTACAACATGCGGGTGCTTTTGCAAATATCACATCGGAAGGAAAGGAGAACGAAACCAGTGAAGAACAAGAAGTTCTGGCAGTGGAAAAACCAAACAGCAGACGGCGAGTCTGAGCGCGTTCTGGAACTGAACGGTACCATCGCAGAAGACAGCTGGTATGACGATGATGTAACACCTGCCATGTTCAAGGAGGAATTATTTAGCGCCACTGGCCCCGTAACCATCTGGCTCAACAGCCCTGGTGGGGACTGCATTGCTGCCAGCCAGATTTATTCCATGCTCATGGATTACCCCGGCGATATCACTGTGAAGGTTGACGGCATTGCCGCGTCTGCAGCGTCGGTAATTGCTATGGCAGGAACAAGGGTGCTTATGGCACCTACCGCGCTGATGATGATCCACAATCCGGCCACCTTTGCGTTTGGTGATCACGAGGATATGCGCCGCACCATTGAAATGCTGGATGAGGTGAAGGAATCCATCATCAACGCCTATGAAATCAAAACCGGGCTTTCCCGAGCCAAACTCTCCCATCTCATGGAGAATGTAACTTGGATGAATGCCCACAAGGCTGTGGAGATGGGCTTTGCCGACGGCATTCTGGAGGATGCCAAGCGTAGCACCGATACCACAGCCTACGCATTTTCCGGCAAGTCCGTAGAAAATGCCATTCTCAATAAGATTCGTGCAAAGGTTCCCAAGCCTCTGCCTAAATCTGGTCCCACGAAACCCATGGGGCGGTCCGTGGATGCACTTATGGATCGCCTGAATCTCATGAAATATTAATTTTTGGAGGTAAACATTATGACTATCAACGAACTGCGCATTAAGCGCGCCAAGGCATGGGAAGCCGCCAAGGCATTCCTGGATTCCCATCGCAACAGTGACGGCAAGCTGTCCGTGGAGGATGATGCCACCTATACCCAGATGGAGAAGGACGTAGCCGACCTGGGCAAGGAAATTGCCCGTCTGGAACGTCAGGAGGCTCTGGACAAGGAACTGAACGCTCCCACAAGCAAGCCTCTGACCAACAAGCCCGAAACCGCTCCCACGGCTTCCGAAAAGACTGGTCGTGCTGCCGATGCTTACAAGGATGCTTTCTGGAACCAGGTACGTAACCGAAATGGTGTATCCTATGAGGTTCGCAATGCTCTGCAGGTGGGTGTGGACTCCGAGGGCGGCTACCTGTGTCCTGATACCTTTGCCAATGAACTGGTGAAGGGTCTGACTGCCCGTAACATTGTCCGTGACCTGGCTCATGTGTTCCGCACGGAATCCGGTCAGCACAAGATCCCCGTGGTAGCCACCCGAGGTACTGCCTCCTGGATTGAGGAGGAAGGCCCCATCCCCGAGGATGATGATGTCTTTGGTCAGCAGTACATCGGTGCCCATAAGGTCGGCACTCTGATCAAGGTCTCCGAGGAACTGCTGAACGACTCTGCCTTTGATCTGGAGCAGTATTTCGTGGAGGAATTTGCCCGCCGGATCGGTAACAAGGAGGAAGCTGCTTTCCTGACTGGCGACGGCGCAGGCAAGCCCACCGGTCTGCTGAATGATGCAGAGGTCGGTGTTACCGCTGCTTCCGCTACCACCATCACTGCGGACGAGCTGATCGATCTGTTCTACTCTCTGGATGCACCTTACCGCACCAACGCGGTGTGGCTGGTGAATGATGCTACCATGCGAATCATCCGCAAGCTGAAGGATCAGACCGGTCAGTACCTGTGGCAGAAGGCACTGCATGAAGGTGAGCATGAGACCCTGCTGGGTAAGCCCATCTTCCATTCTCCCTTTGCTCCTCTGGCAGAGGCAGGTGCCAAGCCTGTGGCTTTCGGTGATTTCTCCTACTACTGGATCGGTGACCGTCAGGGCATCACCTTCCGTCGGCTGAATGAGCGTTATGCCGACACCGGTCAGGTCGGCTTCCTGGCTACCAAGCGTACCGATGGCAAGCTGATCCTGCCCGAGGCCGTTAAGGTCCTGCAGATGAAGTCTGCCTAAGATGGGAGGTGGCAGTGATGGAGGAACTTCTGACAAAGGTAAAACGGAATCTGATTCTGGAGCATACAGCAGATGATGCGCTTTTGCAGAGCTTCATCACTGCCGCCGTTTCCTATGCCGAAAGCTATCAGCACATTCCAGCCGGTTCCTACAGTGACGGTGTTATGCCGCCCACTACGGAACAGGCCGTCATCATGCTTGCCTCCCACTTTTATGAGTCGAGAGATGGCAGCACAGGCGGCTTTTTTGCGGATAATGTCCAGGCCTCCCAACAGGTCTGGACAACCGTTAACCTACTCCTGCGACTTGACAGAGAATGGAAGGTGTGACCATGAGTTTTGGAAAAATGAATGGTTTCGCTGATATTATTTCCGTCACCGCTGCGAAAGACAGCGAAGGCTTCGCCACCTATGAAGATACCGTGGTTGCCTCTGTCCGGGTTTACCGGGAGGGGCGGCACGGGTCCCAGCGGTGGGCGAACTTGGCTACGTTTTCTACTGCTACAGATCTGTTCCGGTTCCGAACCATACCCGGCATCACGGTCACAACCGATATGTTTCTTATCAGTGACGGTGACCGTTTTGAGATCACCTCCGTAGAGGATGTGAAGGGAAGGGGTATGTATGTGGAAGTCCTGGCAAAAAAGGTGGTGTCCACCGTTGGCTAAATGTGATGTGAAAATGCCGGAGGACTTTCTGATGCAGATCTCCCGGCTGGGTAAGGATTTCGATTCCATTGCCGAAACTGTCCTGGAAGCCGGCGGCGAAGTTGTCCTGCAAAAAGTGCAGGGAAACCTCTCCGCTGTGGTGGGCGCGGATACGAGATACGAATCCAGATCCACCGGCGAACTGGTGGGTTCTCTGGGTCTGTCTCCGGTGAAAGTCAATGCCCAGGGCAACCATGACATCAAAGTCGGTTTTGCCGAGCCTCGTAAGGACGGCGGCAGCAATGCCAAAATCGCCAACATTCTGGAATACGGAAAGCATGGACAGCAGGCAAAGCCTTTCCTGAAACCGGCAAAGACTGCATCCCGGAAAGAGTGCATCAGCGCCATGCAGCGAACCTTTGAAGAGGAGGTGCAGAAGCTGTGAGCATTCTGGAGGATATGGATCAGGTGCTAACCGATCTGAGAATCCCTTATTTTGCAGGTGTTTTTAAGGGCAAGGCTCCGGATACCTATCTGGTGGTCGTGCCGCTGACGGATTCTTTTGATTTTCATGCGGATAACGCTCCCGGGTACGATATTCAAGAGGTGCGCCTTTCTCTGTACTCTAAAGGCAATTATGTGAAGGATAAAAACCGGATCATAGCAGCACTGCTCTCGCAGGGCTATACGATCACAGAACGCAGATACATCGGCTACGAAACCGAAACCGGCTACCACCACTATGCTGTGGATGTAGCTCATTACTATGAATTGGAGGAATGACCTATGGCAACAATCGGTCTGGATAAACTGTATTACGCACCCATCACGGAAGATGCCGAAGGCAACGAAACCTATGGCACCCCCGTGCAGCTGGCAAAGGCCATGAGCGCGGATCTGTCCGTGGAACTGGCGGAGGCCACCCTGTACGCGGATGACGGTGCTGCGGAGGTGGTCAAGGAATTCAAAAACGGCAAGCTGTCCCTGGGCGTGGATGACCTGGGTGCGACGGTTGCATCTGTTCTCAGCGGCTCCGTCATCGACAGCAACGGTGTTGTGGTCTATTGCAGTGAGGACGGCGGCACTCCCGTGGCCATCGGCTTCCGGGCAAAGAAGGCCAACGGCAAGTATAAGTATTTCTGGCTGTATAAGGTGAAGTTCGGCATCCCCGGTACGGTGCTTGCCACCAAGGGCGACAGCATCACCTTCTCTACACCCACCATTGAGGGTACCATTCTGCGCCGGAACAAGCCGGACGATAACGGCAAGCATCCCTGGAAGGCAGAAGTGACCGAAGGTGATGCCAACGTCACCGCTACCGTTATTACCAACTGGTATAACGAAGTGTACGAACCCACCTATGGTGCCGTAGCACCCACTGACGAATAAGGAGGATCTGACCTATGGATATGGAACGCAGTGCCGTGATCACCATCGGCGGTGAAGAATATGCCCTGATTCTCACCACCAAGGCCACCAAGGACATCGCCGGTCGCTACGGTGGTCTGGAGAATCTGGGCGATAAGCTGATGAAGTCCGAAAACTTCGAATTGGCCATCTCCGAAATCGTCTGGCTCATCACCCTGCTGGCCAACCAGAGTCTGCTGATCCACAATCTCCGGAATCCCGATTCCCGTCGCACCCTGCTGACGGAGGAAATGGTGGAACTGCTGACCACCCCTGTGGAACTGGGTGATTTCAAGAGTGCCATCACCGAATGTCTGCTGAAAGGTACCAAACGGCATATCGAAAGCGAGGCAGACACAAAAAACGCGGCAGTCGGGTAAGTGACGAAGAGTTATTTACCCGACTGCTTTATTACGGCATCGGCCTGCTGCATCTTTCCTGGGAGGAAGTCTGGCTGATGCCTTTTGGCTTACTCCTGGATCTCTGGGAGTGCCACAAGCAGTATAACGGTATTGCAAAACCCAGACGGGAGGTCTTTATCGATGAGATCATCCCGCCAGGTATATAAAAATCCCATCCAGCATGATTAGCTGGATGGGATGCGCGATTATAAATTGTGTTTGCTTGCACGATGCTGCGCAGTTTCGTAGACCTCTTCATCTTCTCTGGCTCCAATTACCACAACAAGCATTTCCGTTTCGGTCTGGATTAGTTTGTAGATCACCCGAATACCGGCACTCCTGAGCTTGATTTTTAAGAAACCGGATAAGTCATTTCCTCTTTTATTTCCCAGAGGTTTTCCATACCCGCCTTCCTGTGCAGGAAGAGGGTTTTCAAGAACCTTATTGATGGCTTTAACAACCATTAACCGTTGGTTTCCGGCAAGGTTTTTTAAGTCTTTTGCTGCTTCTGGTAGATAAACAAGCTTCCATTTCATTCGATGTCTACCTCACCAATTTCATCCAGATCTGCCTGAGAGATACCCAATTCTGCATAAAGTGCATCACCGGAAATGACAGATGCAGGATTGTAGTGAGCCATACGCTCGGTAGCCATGGTAAGAAGTCTTGCATCGTTAACCTCGTCCATCAAACGAAGGTACTCATCGGGAGCAAGCAGAACACATTCAGCGATGTTGTTTTTCATGACAACTTTTGCTCCGGTCTGCTTTACTTCTTCAAAAATTTTTCCTGCTAAGCCTCTGTTAAAAAGGGATATAGAAACAGTATTTCTAATCGCACTTGCAATATTAACCATAATGTTCACCTCCGCATATTCAGTATATCATAGCACGGCAAAAAGATCAATAGTTTTGCTGATAAATTTACTGATGTTTTTGCTGCTCAATATATTATATGCGAAATAAAACCTCATGATACCAAATGCTTTAGAAGGGAGGAAAAATGTCTGATTCTTTCGGCTTAAAAATCGGTCTGGAGGGTGAAAAGGAATTTAAGAAGGCCCTCACCGAGATCAACCAGTCCTTCAAAGTGCTGGGATCGGAAATGAAGCTGGTTTCCTCCCAGTTTGATAAAAATGATACCTCTGCCGAGGCTCTGGCGGCAAAGCATAAGGTGCTTTCCAAGGAGATCGATCAGCAGAAGGAAAAAATCGAAATGCTCCGTAAAGCATTGCAGAATGCCACGGAGTCCTTCGGTGAGAACGATAAGCGCACCCAGCAGTGGCAGATCCAGCTGAACAATGCCGAAGCCGCACTGAATGATATGGAGAGGGAAATGGCTCAGACTGCGGAGGAAGCAGATGATCTGGGCGAAGAATTGGAGGAATCTGCGGACGCTGCGGAAAAGTCCGGTAGCAAGTTCGAGAACCTGGGAAAGGTTCTGAAAACAGTCGGTACAGCCATGGGCACGGTGGTTGTTGCCGCCGGTGCCGCTGCCATCAAACTGGGTACGGAAGTTGTCCAGCAGTTTGGTGAGCTGGAGCAGAATCTGGGTGGCTCGGTGGCTGTATTCGGAGAATATGCGGCAGAAATCCAGAAAACAGGCGAAGATGCCTATCGTAACCTGGGCCTGTCCCAGAGTGAATATTTGGCCACAGCCAATAAGATGGGCGCCCTGTTCCAGGGTGCCGGTCTGTCTCAGCAGAAAAGCCTGGATCTGACTACCCAGGCCATGCAGAGAACTGCGGACATGGCATCTGTTATGGGCATTGATATGTCCATGGCCATGGAGTCCGTTGCCGGTGCCGCCAAAGGTAACTTCACCATGATGGACAACCTTGGCGTTGCCATGAATGCCACCAACATTGAAGCCTATGCCCTGGGTAAGGGTTTTGACTTCTGCTGGGATAAAGCGTCCCAGGCAGAGAAGGCCGAAATGGCCATGATGATGTTCCTGGAAAACACCCAGCAGTACGCTGGCAACTTTGAACGGGAAGCTACCGAGAGCATCACCGGCTCCATTGGCTTGCTCCAGGCGGCTGTCGGTTCCTTTACCGCAGGCCTCGGCAATGCCAATGCGGATATGGTGAATCTGACCCAAAATGTAGTGGATGCCTTCCAGGCTGTGGTGACCAATGTGGTGCCGATCATAGAAAATGTGATCGCCGCATTGCCCATCGCCATGGAGGGCATTCTTTCTGCCGTAAGCAGTTTGCTTCCGGTTTTACTGGAAACCGCAGGCAGCCTTTTTTCTCAGGTTCTCTCTGCGCTCCTCGGAATGCTGCCGGGTCTGATTCCCGTTGCGGTACAGGCAGTTTTAACGGTGGCAGATTCTATCGTCGGCAGTTTGCCACTCTTGGTGGAGTCGGCGGGAATGTTGGTTTTGGGCCTGATTGAGGGTCTGAACGCGGCCTTGCCGGATTTGCTGCCCTCTGCGGTACTGGCCGTGGTCACCGTGGTAGAAGGGCTGCTGGGCAGTCTCGATTTATTGATCGCGGCGGCGCTCCAGCTGATCCAAAGTCTGGCAGAGGGTCTGCTCACTGCCATTCCTGTTTTGCTGGAATCCACCCCGGTCATCATGGATTCCCTGGTGACCTCGATTCTCAGTTGTATCCCTCTGATCATCCAGACGGGTGTCCAATTGCTCACTTCTTTGATTTCCCATCTGGATGTAATCATAGGCACCATTCTCACAGCAGTCCCGTTGATCATAGAAAACCTGGTCTCTGCCATTTTGGGCTCCATTCCACAATTGGTGGAAGCGGGAGTCAGTTTGCTGATTTCTTTGATCCAGAATCTGCCACTCATCATTTCCACCATCCTCACTGCCGTTCCTATGATCGTGGGAAGTTTAAGTTCTACCATAGTCGGCAGCAGCGGCGAAATCGTGGCCGCAGGTGTAAAATTGCTGGTTTCTCTGATCGGTAATTTGCCGTCCATTCTGGTAGAAATTCTCAAGGCTGTGCCGGTGATTCTTTCCGGTCTGGTCTCGGCATTTGGAGAGGGTGTATCTCAGCTTCAAAATGTGGGTGCCAATCTGGTGCGTGGCCTCTGGTCTGGAATCCAGTCCCTGGCGGGGTGGTTATGGAACAAGGTGTCTGCCTGGATCAGTTCCATCTGGGACGGCATCTGCAATTTCTTCGGCATCAGATCTCCTTCCCGTGAAATGCAGTGGGTGGGCGAAATGCTGGTGAAGGGCCTGTCTGGCTCCATTGAGGACAATGGTGATGATGCGGTGAAGGCCGCCGAAGCTATGGCTGGCGACATCAATGATGTTATGCATGGTCTGGCTGCGGATCTGTCTACAAGCCTGCCTTCTCAGATTGATGTGAACGGCAACATCGGTACCAACGGCATTCCCGGTACCACAGCGGCACAGACCGTGATCAACATCTATCCTCAGACTCTGGATGAGGCGACCATCGACTATCTGTTCGTGAAATTCAATGCAAGACTGGGGGCGGCGATTTGAGAAAGTTCTATATGGAAAACAATCTGGGTGTCAGACGTGCCTTAAATGGCGAGTCTGGCATTTTTCTTTCCAACCCCACAGGACTGGGCCTTTCTCTGTCGCCCTCCTTCGCAGATCTGCATAAGGGTTTTTTCCGGGCAGTCAGCGGTGAGTCCGAACCTCAGACCACGGTGGCCTGCGATCTGGTGTTCATCGGTGCCAATGCCTATGAAGATTACCGGGAGTTTGTGGACTGGTGTACCGCCTCGGAGGAACTGTTTCTGGTGTATAAGCCCTACGGAACCAAAGAGTTCTTCCGGGGCATCAAGCTGAACTATCTGACCAAGACGGAACTAACGGACACACGCTGGCTGTCCGTTCCTGCCTCCATGGCCTGCACGACTCCCTGGTATACAGCAACACCCTCCCGGATGACCATGTCTTCCGAGGAAGGCAGTGTGCTTCGGTATCCCTTCCAGTATAACTCCGCTCTGATCTACAGTTCCTCCAACGCAGGCAGCATGGCGGCAGATGTCAGTGCGGAAGGTCATATTCCGGCGGCTTTCGTGTTCACCTATGTGGGTGGCATCATCAACCCCAAGCTGATCCTCAAGGGAACAGACTCCGGGAAAGTCTACGGCACCTGTGCTTTGAACCTCACCACAAACAGTGGCGACACCCTTGAGATCTCCACCAAGTACGGCAACAGCTATGTGACCGTAACGGATTCCAACGGCAAGGTTACAGATGCCGTTGCCTATCTGGATCTTGCTTATGAACCCTTTCCCCGGATTCCCATTGATGAGGACTGCACCTTGTACCTTTCAGCAGATGAGGCGGTGGAGGGTACGGCAACCGTCCGGGTCTATTACTACTATCGGAGTGTGTAACCATGATCGCCTTTGTAAAAAGCAGAAAAAATTTCAGAACCGTTGCCGCGGCAGAGGCAGTTGCATGGGAGGTCCCTCTGGCATCCATAGAGGACGATGTTGGCAGCATCACACTCTGCGGCACTACGGTCAGCCGGGGCAACGAGGGTGACTTCCTCATCATGGACGGCCATATTTGGCTCATTGACCAGGTGTCTCCGGAAGAGCAGCAGACCGTGGTCAATGTTATGGATGTCCGCTGCGTCTTTGACAGACTGCTGCCTTATGCAGAAAGCGACCTCTCCATTGGCAACTATCTGGCCCGGGAACTGGAGCTGCATTACAAGGCCTGTCCGGACGATGCCTATGCCATGCCGTATTTGCAGATCAGCAATACGGACATGACCGCATTCCTTGGCCCCACCGTAACCGATGGCCTGTACAGTCTGAAAACCTATATGCGAAAGGTCAACCGCCTCCGGGATGTCCAGGTGAAATTCTCTGTGTCCGGTGACGCTCTCATCATTCAGATTTATCACAGAGACAGACCCACTCACAACATCGTGTTTGACGATGGCAGGTCGCAGCTGATCTCCCGTTCCTACAGCCGCTCCTCCGTGGCAAAGGTTACGGCATACCAGTTTGGTGTGGGTGTGGATTACTACCTCACGGAAGACGGTGATATCACCACTTCCGTCCCGATCCGCAGACCGGATGGTGAATGGAAGGTGGTGGCGTTGGAAGATGAAGCGGATATGGCCGAACAGGTCAGCGACATCTTTTCCCAGAATTCCAACAGCCACAAGATCGAGTGGCGCAGCACCCGTGCTTTTGATCTATACGACAATACCCGGATTCGTCTGGACGGAGGCCTTATGACCTCCTACATTTCCTACATCGGAATTTCTTCTTCCGATAACCGATTCCATTACAAAAGCGGCGAACTGGCAACCACTCTGACAGAACGCCTGAAAGGAGGAAAACTGTGAGCAATATTCATGGTATTAACTTTGACAACCAGACCGTTACCGCAAAGGATCATGGACGGCTGTTCCAATGCCTGGTGACCGACGGCATTATGAGCGGCTGCGGTGTTTCCTTTAGCGGAACATCCCTGACTATTTCTCCCGGCTACTTTATTGCCGCAGGACGGCAGATGAAGCTGACCTCCAATACCACGGTCACAGTGGACGGCGGCACCAGCGGTTATGCCCGGGTGGTTTTAAAGCTGGATTTTACCCAGGTAGCCACAGCGGACACTTTTGAACAGGCAGACTTTGTGGTGGAATATGCGTCCTCCGAAGCCGCTTTTTCTTCTCTGACCCGGGAGGACATCAACGGCAGCGGAACGCAGTATGAGTTCGTATTCTGCACCCTGACCCTGGGCAGTGCGGGTATCGCTTCCATTATTTCCACGGCGGCAGAATCTATGGTGTATCTGCCCGTGATCACCAGTGACCATCTGGGCAGTGCCTGTGTGATTACCGGAAAGATCGCCAGCAATGCTGTCACATCCGGAAAAATCGCATCCGCTGCGGTCACCACGGAAAAGCTGGCTGATGCCGCTGTCACCACGGCAAAGATTGCCGATGGCAATGTATCTTCCGGTAAAATCGCCGACGGTGCCGTTGTTGCTGCCAAAATCGGCAGCGGTGCGGTGACCACGGTGAAGATTGCGGATTTGAATGTGACCACCGCAAAAATTGCTGCCGCTGCGGTCACCACAGCAAAGATTGCTGACGGTGCAGTGACCATCGCCAAGGGCGGTACCGGTTCCAGTAATGGTGCCACCGGCCTTGCCAATCTTCTGGCGGCAGGCTACACGGTGCTGAGTGCCAATCAGTACGGCACCGCACTTCCCACAGCCGGTACCAAGGGCAGAATTTTCTTCAAGAAGGTGTAA